TTTGTAAGTATAACCACAACTTGTGATATTAATGGTGCTAATAGTTTTTCAATTTCCTTTGTTATTTCTGAGACTATAATATCTCTAATTGCAATTATTATTAATTTATATACGTTAATATTTTTTTTAACAAATTGTACTATATCACCCGTATCTTCTACACCTAATAACTTACTTGTCATTATAAATAAATAAATAATTTTAGGTGAAAATATAAACATTGTTATAGTTGACATTAATTTTTTGATAATATTTTGAATTAAATTTAGTTTTAATGAGAACTTATCTTTCTCGGCAATAGTTGAGTTTTTTAGAATATCAGTAGTTAAATTATCAATAGCCTCTTTTATTATGTTTGTTTGGTCGGTTATCTTATTTGAATCTGTATTTTTTAAATTTAATAGTGAGTTCATTAAAGATGTTTGGTCAACAGATAATACTAAATTTGTGTCCCCGTTATATGTGAATACACCATTTTTTTTATTTTCGGCCTCTTCTAATATGCTATTATATGTATCATTTGAAAATATATAAAAACTATCGTCTATAACATCTGATTCATCAACATTATTTAATATATTATTACACAAATTCTCAATTATTTTTTCAGCGGCAATTTGCTCTGATGTTTTATTAATAGAAAATATTTTTGTACCCATAATATCATCAAATATCGATGACAGTAGCTGAGTATTATTAAATAAGTTAATACTATCTAAATAGTCACTTATAAACGCACTTAGTTTCTTACCCTGGTAAAAACTATCTATTTTTATTGTTAGATTATTTAAACTATGGTTTGTTTGATCAAACTCTTGAAATGACACTGTTATCAGTGGTTGTTTGTCCAATGCATTAGATGAGTACCATGTATGACCAGTACTGTATTGATTATTGATTCCATCCGAAATAATAGAATATAAAAATACATTAAAATCTCTTGAATTAAGACCTTGATCATTATCAAAATAAACTAATTCACCATTATCAGATTTTGGATTTATAGTTAATAATGAAAGTGGATCTATATTTTTTAAGTTGAATGTTACACCAGTGGAAACTAATTCTGGTGTGATTGTGGGTTCTATACCACAAGATATTATTTGTTTAATAGAAGTTTTAATAGACCCCTTAATTGTGTTTTCAATATCACTAAGTCTTTTAATTAAAATATTCTCAATTGTTTGTATTAAGTCATTATATCCACCAAGTTGATTAAAAATTTCTAAAAGAGAAGACATAATATTATTTGCTTCCCCGATGGTAGAATTTTTTTTACCATTTAACTTAATTAGTGATTGTTCCGATATCGTTTTTAATGCTGCAATACCACCAAATATACTATTTTTCTGTTTAGAAATTGATACCATTATTATTGAAATCTTGGTTTTTGTGAATTCGTAATATATTCCTCTGCTTTTGGTTTTTCATTATTGGAGATTGGTTCAATTACCTGCTCTCGAACTTTCTTAAATTCGTCACCTAAGTCCAATTTATTAAATATTTCAGCTTCTACAAGCACTTTTTCAATGTTACCACTATATTTTAATATCTCAGCCATAACCTTTGCTACATCCAATTTTCTACCTATAGCTTTATCTTTTGTTACAGAGAAGTCATTTAAAGCTTTTGCAAATTTAGTTTTTGAATCAAGTGGTTCATCAATTAAAGTTGTAGATTCTCGAAGTTCATTTATTAATGTTTGAAGTAGATTCTGTTGCCTGAGAGAATCGTCATATATTTCTTGTAATAACGATTCCGTCTTTTCAACGGAATTTAGTTTTAATTTAAAGGTCCCCATAATGTTTTTTTATAATAAATATAATATTTATATTTTTTTAAGCATAAACAATTTCTTTAGTTTTATTATATATCGTCTTAAACTTTCTCATTGAACTCCTAACTTCTTTAGTTGATAAATTAGTCGTTTCCTTTAAATAAAATAAAATGGAACTTTTATTAAATTTATTTGAACCTAAGTCTGTAAATACCTCATCCCAGTTTGACATTAATTCGACTAACGCCTTGCCAACTAACATCTCATTATAAATTAATTTTTGTTTACCATCCATCAATAATTCATTTATCTTTGAAGTTGTTAAATCTATAATTTCAGTCATATCTGAATTATGGTGATCACTAATATTATAAGAATAATTAATATCCTCATTTAATTCATCTGATAAATCATCAAATTGAGCATCTCTTAATAATGCCTTTCTATTGTCAATTAATCTACTTAATACGTAATTTCTAACAATTGTTCCAATATATGAATATGCTTTTTTACATCTATTTTTATCATATAATACCATCTTTTCAATTACATGACCCATAGTATCATTAAAATATACTTGAAAATCTTCTTGAGTTATATTATCTTTGAAGTATCTCCTAATAATAGATTCAATCATTTTAGTAAATGGAACTTCTAATATTGTTTTAAATATATCATTCTTTTCTTTTCTGGACTTTGATTTTATATATGCTACTACAGCATTTTCTTCATCGGTATAGAAGTAGAATCCAGTGCGTTCTTCTTTCGGTTTCGGGGGTCTTCCTCGTTTAGCCATTTTATACTTGTTGTAAAAAATATTATTTTTTTTGCAACATCTATTTCCGTAAGGTTATTACGCTTTATTTGGCTATGTTCTTTGAACATCTTATGCCGATGCTTTATTAGTTTGATAAGAAATAAAATGTCAAGTAAACAGTGTCGAATACTTGACATTTATAATTTAAAGGTTTAATTTATATTTTTCCGAAAACACAGCACAAAACTCCGCTTCATAGTCGATATTGAATTTTTTACTTTGAGCAATAAAATCTTCTGTTATGCTTTCTACGTAAGATTTTGAGAGTTCATCTATTAGAGTAATTGAATTATCAACTATAACACCAATCGTAATTTCATGGTCTACTTTTTGAAAAATGCGTCTTGCTATTGGAAATACAAGTAACCCAATTTCGGTTTGGTATTGATTAGTAAATGAATTTAATAAAATACTGTCCATTGTTTCGAATGCAATAGACACATTTGTTAATTGTGGTTCAGATAGACCATTGTTAAATCCGAGTTGTGCCCAATTTTTAATGCATTTATTAATATCTTTTTTATTAAATGATCGAATAGCTTCTGGTGACATTTTACCTATTTCACTCATATTATTTAATTATTTCAGTTAGTTTTTTCTTTTCGATATATTTTGCTTTGTCTACTCGTTCATTAACAAAGTAATATTCTTTTTTTGCTAATTCAATCCAGAATAATTTTTCCTTTTCAGGCATTTCAATATACTCACTCATTAAAGAATTTTTACGTTCTATAGTATGTACATACCCAGTCTTAGGAATTACAAATATTTTAACACCATTGTTTGATGCTCTTAATAAAAATTCATACCAGAAAGATAACTTGATTGATGGTTTCAGCCCACCTACCTCAATGAAATCATCTACTCGTAAAACACCACCTGGTACTGAAAAGTCACCATATGACTGTAAAATATCTGGTTCTATAACACCAAGTGTGTCTGTAAACGATAGTGACCAAATTATTTCGTTCGACAAACAAACTTCATTATCTTTAACATCTACAAATTTTGAAATTGGTAAAAATATAGAAAAGTCTGGTTTATATTTTGTATATATATTAACATTCTTAATCCAATTTTTTTGATAATAATCATCAAATTCCAGAATTGAAAAATACTTTGTATCGACGGATTTAACAGCTAAATTTATTTGAGAACAGTAGTCTGTTTCTCCTTTATTCTCAACTAAATTCACACTAACCAAATTATCGTCCAACTGTTTAATATTACCCAATACCCCTTTTGGACCGACAATTAGGATACTACTTGGTTTTTCTGTTTGCGCTTCAACACTTTGAATTGCTCTTGCTAAATAGTTCCCAATGGTTTCGTTAAATTCATGAATTGGGATTATAATCGTAAGTTCTTCCATTTTTATTTATTTTCAATTTTATTTTTAATTTCAGTTAATTCTGTAATTCGTTCTAAAGTATATTCTCTGAATGCGTTTAAAAGTTGAACTTCCTTACTTTCATCTGAATATTTATCTGTCATTTTTACCATTTCATCTGTTACAATTGCTGGTATTTCATCATCAAGCCAAAGTTTAATCGCTTGAGCAATAAGCTTATGTACATCCCTAAAATTATCAAACCATAATCCATTTGTTGAAATATCCGATTTATCATCCAAATACATCCATTCTGGTATTGTATCTGGTATTTTTCCAATAACAATACTACCTGATTTAATTGCTTCTACTGGCGCATGGCCAAAATATGTTTCATCATCTACCCAAACTGTAATAGCAGATTCTCTAAGTGTATTAGCAAATGATTCTCTACTTAGACTTCTTAAATCCATGAAAGTAACCCAACTGTATTGTGGGTATTTCCAATAAAATTGATTAACTAATTTTTTTAATAACGAAGCATCTTTAATTACGGTTGATATTACAATTTTTTTAGGTTCAGTATTATTCCTGAAAAAACTTGGTATGGAAGGATTAATAACCTTTGTGCTAATATATGGGAATAATCCCTTAATTTCTTCGGCTTGGGTTTCAGTTGTGGTTATTACATCACTAATACCATAGCTCATCCATGAACTACCAAGAGAAATAAATTCTGTAATATAATTTAAATTTTGACACAAAACAATTCGTTTACAAGGTAGTTTACTTGTCTGGCTCATTACATTTGCAAACAGTTCTGGAATAATTAAAAAATCAGATGTTGAAATTTTAATTGTATCACCACCGATACTTCCATGAGCAATATCTGCAAATTCATCACCCATCCAACTGCGAACACCAATAAAAGGTACTTCAATTTCTTCTTCCCAAACGTACCCGATTTTATGTTTTTTAATGTCAATCTCTTTGCCTATTTTCTGTTTGTCAATAAATTCATCATTTAATTTTGTTCTGATAACAACATCCCAATCACCGTTTTGTCTCTTGTGAGGTGGTTCTACTACATCGAGGACTGTAAATTGAACCGTTTCTTTTTCTTGTTGATATAGCATGAAACATTTATATTCATTATCAATCAAACTTTTTGCTGTTTCGTAGATGTATCGAGTATTACCATTTGGAACTCCTTTTGTGTCAATAATAAAAAAATTGATCGTAAAGTTTTTATCTTTTAACTTTCCAATCGCATCTTCTATTTTTTCTGAGATTTCTTTTACTTTATTATCCATTATTTATTATATTTATTACTTAATTTATTTAGTTTATCTGTTACTGTATTTAGTTCCTGTCTTAATTTCTCCATTTCTGTGAGTACTTTAGTTTTATCTGGTTTATATGACCTAACCTTTTCATCCATAATATGACTTAACATTGTAATATTATCTGGTACTATATTAAAATGATATTTCATTTGTTCAGCGAAAAACTTTTGCATTTCTCTATACGAATAACCTGTTTCAATATAAAATGCATACCATACGGTAAGTGCTACTATAAATGTGTTTGTTGAAGCATTGAAATCCATATAGCTGAATCCAGTTTTTTTATCTTGCCAATCAATGTGGTCTTCTTTGTGATTTGATTGTACTGTACCAACATTAATTTTTTTATGTACTGAGTTCGTATTATCAATAATATTTTTGAAAATCCATTCAGGTGTCTTACCAACAAACCCAAATTTAAATGCTGGTGAAGAGTCAGACGCCTCTGCTTTTACAATTCCAACTGTATTTTCATAACTGGTATTCTCTGGCGATTTCCAATCCTTAAATTCGACTTCAGTGAATATTTTTTCTCCGTATATTCTTTCAATTTCTTCTGCTTCCATATTTACTTTTTCTTTTTTGAGCCTAATTTATCAACTACAAATTCATTTTCTATTAGTGTATTAAAAATAATTTTATTTCCAATACCTAAATCTTCTGTATTTTGTATAAATTTAACACCATTGTTGTCGCTTTCTGAAGTTAAGGTAAATAGTGAATTAAGCATGTCAGTCAACAACTCAAACCTTGTATTTGAATACATCTGCTTTGATGTATTATTTTCATTATGACTTATTTCTGTACCAATGCCCCCATTTTCTTTTGTGTAAGTATATTCTTTAGTTTCAATAAAATTTATATCTGATTGGTTGTTAAAAATCCAATCGTTAATTTTATTTAGGTCAAAATAATAATAATGTCCTGATTCAATTTCAATCATTTTTTAATTATTTAATTTTTTATTTAATTTTTCAATAATTTCACCATCGTTTAAAAATTCCATAAAAGAATCAAAAACGAAATAAGCCTTATTTTCTTCATTATAACTTGCATTTATTTTAACGACTATTTTCCCTTCTGGGACGTAATCTAATAAAATTGGATTTGCCGTAATTAAAATATCGCATTTGTCCCACACTAAATCTTCACCTAATACTAAATGTATTTCTCTAATTGGAACAGCGTTTTTACCTATAAAAAATAATGAAGCACCGATTGATTTATCATATTCTTTAGTTGATACAATACATACTTCTGGAATTTCATCGAGATCATTTAATTCTTTTAGCCAATTAACAAACCTATTTGATAAATTTCGTTCCATTGCTTGTGCGCTTCCAAATATTTCGATAGGACAGTCATTATATAAAAAATCTAAATATTGATCAGTTGACTCAAATGGGAATATTTGTTTTAAATCGTTTGTCCAAATATCTACGTTATCAATATCAAAAGAACGATCAACTACTTTTTTATAATACATAGCAAATTGTGAAGTGTAAGCTCTATATACATCGTTTAAATCAATTGCAATTTTCATAATTTATACTCTTTTAATAATATTATAGATTTTTTAATTAATTTTTAAATAATTATATTAATAACACAAAAAAAGCAACCGTTAGTTTTGGCTGCTCTTAAAATTAAATAATTAAAATCATAAACCTTCTGAAAAGTCGGCAGTTAATTTTAGGTCTCTTTTTTCTTTTCTTGCATATTTATCTCTAAGTTCTTGTTTGATATATTTATCCGTAACTTTAAATTGGTAAATGATTGGTTTTACCTTATATGTTATAATATTAAAATCATTAAAGTCATTGATTTCTTTAAACTCAATCATTTCAAATTTAAATTCATTTAAGTCCTCTACACCATACGCATCATCGGAAATGAATTGTATTGTTTCAAATTCTAAATTAATATGTTTTAATTTTTTTTCCTTCACTCTATTAATTTCAGTATTGAATGCAGATTCAAAATTTTCAACTTTAACGTAAATTTTTGGGATGTAAAAATCAATAAGATAATCCTCATCTTTTTTTCGCACTACGGTTCTTCTGATATATCGATGAAGTCTATATTTTTCAATACAATTATAGGTAAAATGTAATGCACTCTCAACTTTTTCTAATTCTGAGCCACTAATTGCATTCATAGTATCCAGTAAGTTATTTATAATCATTGGTGTTTCCATTGCAATAACTAACTTATAATCATCTTCATATACCTTTGGTTTTCCAACAATCATTGATTTCTTTTCTGTTTTTAAATCACCACTCGTAACTTCACCTGTTGTGTGATCTACAATGATATTAGATAAAGATAATTTAAACTTTTTCGATTCTTCAGCAACATAATACATCCTGTCTCTCAATAACTCAACTTCTTCTGTTATTTCACCTTTTAATAAAGCTTCAGCTAGTGTATTCGCTGTTTGCTGCTGTTCTAAGGAGTTTGATTCCGATGATTCCGTTTTTTGACTAAACATATTGGATTCGGTATTTTTTAGTCCGAAAGCAAATGAAACTATCGCATTTCTAAATAATATTTTTAGTTTTGATATTAATCCCATGAATATCCATTTAATTTTTCAGTAATCATTGATGTGAGTTTTTCAAATCGTTGTTGCGCTGCAATCATTTCAATAGAATATCTACCTTCTGGATAATTGTTTCTTTGAATTATGTCACCAGCATGTTTTTGTAATAAAAATAATGTTTCTAAAGATAAATCTTCTATTGAACTTGTGGTTTCATCTACTGATAATGTGTCATGTTTTGAAATAGTATTAAATTCAATTAACTCTGATTCTATAGAATTTAAGAACCCAATAATTTTATCAAGTTTATTATTTAGTAAATTAATACCAGTAATATCCTCATCTTCTCTTCCCCACTTACCTTCTATTTTGATTGGTTCTGATTTAATTATGTCTGTTTCGTCTGGAAGTTGTACTATATTTTCTAAGGGTGCAGCTATCGGTTCAATAAAAAATATTTTACCTGATGGTTTTCCCATTGGTGAAACAGCATTCATGTCTTTCAGTACTGATATCTTTTTAACCACTTTTTTTGTGTCTTTTTTTATTTTTTTTTCCATGTTTTTAATTTAATTTATAAAATGTATTTTTGATTGATTCATGTTTATTAATAAATTCAAGAATTTTAGTTACATCTTCTTGATCTACAGTTTTTCCTCTTGTTTGTGATTCAAAATGATAACAAACACCATTTGAATTCGTTAAATTTCTTTTTCCCTTTAAAAAGCATTGTAAATTAAATTCAACATCTTCGAAGCATTCTTTATATGCCTCGTTAAAACCACCAACTTCATCAAATAGATATTTTGATACAAGCATGAATGCTGCTGTATTTCCATGCGTCCTCACAATAGGATTTTATACCATAGCATTTTTATAATCCCATCCTAAAAATTTATGGGTAATATTAATATTATTATCTTTACTCTCTTGAATAATAATACCCATATGTTGAATTGTACCTATTTCATAATGTAGTCTACAGCCAATAGTTCCACAGTCTTTTTTATTGCTTATATATGTTTCAACTAATAATGAAATTGCATCGTTAACAATTTCTATATCATTATTACAAAATAACAATAACTCTGTATCTACTTCAATTTTATAATTAATAACGTCGTTATTGATTTTAGCAAAATTATAAAAGTCATATTCAATTAATTTAATAATTTCATATTCTTCATTAACTTTTGAAATATAATCTTTTAATTTTATTAATTCTTCTTCATTACTTCCTGTATCGGCTACATAGATAGTATAATTAGTATATTTTGTTGTTTTAATAATACTATTTAAACAAGGAATAAGTAGTTCGTCAACATTATCTTTAGTTGGTATAATTATAGCAAGATTTGGTTCTTCATTTACCCTGATATTTAAATCTAAATAAGGGACTTCTAATTCTACCTCTAAGGGTAGGTATTCTTTATACTCCTCTATTAGTTTTAATCTATTGATTTCCCACGTTTCGTTCGTTTTACCGACACTTTTATGTGTTAGTAATATATTTGTATGAACACCAATTTTAATCCCTTGTATGAAGTTAGAAACACAAAATGAAATATCGTAAAAATGAAATTCTTTATACCCTTCATTGAAGCCTGTTTTAATCCTTGATTTCATTACACTAAAAAATACCCCATCAACACAACATACTTCCTGAATATTATTACCAAGATTTCTACTGAATTCAGATGTCCAGGTTTTTTCACCATCGGTATGTCTAACCACACCATAGGTTGTAGATTTGTTTGACCACCAACGACCATCATTTAATTCTCTACTCCCAGCAACACCTAAAATACCATAATCTGACTTTTCATAATGACTTAATAGTTTTTTACCCCACCCATTATCTAAAACTATATCATCATGACAAAAACAAACCGTATCGTATATGGAATCTTTTAATCCCTCATTGTATATTTCTGTTAAACTTTTCTCACCATTATTTGTATATACAAGTAATTGTACATCTTTTAAACCAACACTCTTTAAAAGCATTAGGTTAAAATTTTCATCTATTTTTCTTGTTGATACTACTATACTTATCATTTTTTACCTAATTTTTTATATAATTCCACTCTGGTTTTTGTAACTTCACTAAGGCTATATTTAGTAGTAATATCATTTACTAAGTTATTTTTCATTGTTTCCCTGTGTTCTGGGTTGTTTAATAAGAATTTAATAGCTTTAACCCAGTCTTTTGCTGGCTTTTCATCGTCAATTAAAAGACTATTACCTGTTTTATCAAAAATACCACCTTTCAAATATGCTGATTTTAAATCAATGGTATATGGCCCAATATTAGATGCGATAATATTTTTACCACAGAATGCGGACTCAACAACCTTTAATTGTGATTTACAAATATTAAATTTATTCGAAACAAGTGGTACTAATAAAACATCAATATTATCGTAATGAGATCCATATGTTGATACTGGTTTTGTCCAGCACCGTTTATATGGCATATTATCTTCATCTGGGTATGGTTTTAATGAGTTGAATTCCATTAAGTATTTTATATATTCTTTAGGGAGAACTTCATCTGAATAATTATCAGTTAATATTTGTTCATATGTATACCATACGGTTTCTTGTGGAAGTCGTTGCCTTTCTTTAATTTGACCATCTTCTTTATCTAAATAAGTAATTTTTCCATTTAAATCAAAACCACAAAGCACAAATTGTATTCTATCTAACTCTGGTTTTAGCATATTAACCACCCCAGATAATATATTTACATCTTGTTCATGACTGGCACCACAAATTATACCAATACGCAATCTGTCAGATTTAGACTCACTAGCCTTAAATTGTTTTTCTCTTATATCAATCGCATTTGGAATTACCGTAACGTTTTTATTTAATTTCCTAATTTCAGTCGCAAAAATTTCAGTAGTTGTAATGATATGGTCCGACAACTTGATATTTGTTTTAATTTTTTCAGCTATTCCATTTTTATATTCATAATAATTTGGAAATCCTTTTGGTAATTCCCATATATCATCAAGATCACAAATCATTTTAACACCAGCAAATTGTAATTGCTTCATTTTTGCATTCCATATCTCATAATTTAGACCTACGGTAACATGGAAGTGTACAATATCGAAGTCCAATCCAAAATCAACATCTTTAAAATCAAATTGGGATGTATTAATCATTGTCAATTCAAATTCATCTGAATAGAATTCATCTAAGTAAGAATGTGGTCTAATTGAACGGAAAAATCCAACACCTCCTCTGTTTGGTATAACTACAAGTACTTTAATTTTTTCTGACATAATATTATAATCTTTAATAATAGTATAGATTTTATTATTAATTTTTATATATTTAAACAAAAAATCCGATTCAATTTAATGAATCGGATTTTTATATTTTTATAATAAATTTATTAATCGTTAGCGTTTCCAATTAATTTAAGCCTACCTTCAAATACGTTACCCTTTTTATCAACAAATTTAATACTATTACCACCGACTGTAAAATATGCGGCCTCACTGGTTGTAGACTTTTTACTCTCGGTTAGTATTTGGGATTTTAACCCTTTCATTTGTTCTTCTATAATTGATTTAAGCATTGAATTTATAAGACTATAATCAATTACTGGAGATGCTGATGGTTGAATAGATGGAAATGTTTGTTGTGGCTGTGTATATTGTTGAATTGGCTGTGTTCTAACTGGGGCTACTTCATTTAAAGTTGGTCGCCCACTTTGTATTCTTCTAAGTAATTCTTCAGTTGTTGGTATTTCTTTTTCACCATCATTATGATTTTCATTTGATGTTGAATCATTTGTTTCATAACTGGATTTTACTGAAAATGAACTTTGTTCTGGTAGAACTTGGCTGGATATCATTTTTCGTGACTTTCCAAGCGCTTTAAATAATGGTGAATTTTCATTTAATGTATCTAATACGCTAAGGCCTGTTGTTGCGTCTAAATCCGAACCTGGATTTTCTTTAAATGAATTAAATATTCCTTCTGGTAATGGCATAATTTATTATTTTTATTAAATATTATTATTCTTTTAATAATATTGTAGTTATTTTTATTTGTGTTTAAACTATTATTTTTTAAAACGTCTGTTTGATAAATCCATAATAGGTGAATTATCTAATCTTTTATTTAAATCTCTAAATTTTTGTAGTTCAATATCCCCATCTGTTTTAAATGTATCAGCATCTGATTTTTCTGGCTCTACATCTGTAATTTCCTCATCACCTATTCTAGGTTCTGGTAAATTTGTATTCTGAATTGGACTTTGAGCTTCAGGTTTTGGTTCTTCTACATTCGGTTCGATAGTGTCTTGGTATTCAGGAGGAACAGATGATTTTAGTCTTGGTGTATTAACCAATTTATTGTATTGCGACCCTTTTCTTTTTTCAGCTTCCCTATCCGCTAATATTTTATCTATATTTGGTAGTTTACCTACTGGCTTGTAGCTTTGTCTTGGACCATCGACCTCGTTTGGTGATGTTTTCTTATTAAAATTAATAATTGTATAAACAACAGACATTGATTTATCACCGTTTGGATTAAAAAGCGGCGCTGGTTTATTAAATATAGCAAATGTTGGTTTCCAGGCGATTATTCTATCAAGTCTAAACATTTTCCAAGATGGTACTTTTGATGCCGTATCTCCATATGGTTGATATGCTCTAATACAAGGGTTACCAGCTTTGGTTAATCCATAGACATAAACTTGAATTGTGCGAGGACCTGGAGCTACACCATGTTTAGGGTCACCTTTATAATTAATAGTAACACCATATCGACCTTTTATTGCATCAGTAACACTTGCGACATTTGCAATTGCCTCAGTTAAAAAAATTTTATTATATATTTCGAGTAAAATATTCATTTATAAATATATTATTCGGCGAAGTATTGCCCTTTGTTTAATGACGTATCAATAGTGATTTGTTCTCCATAACCTTGTTCTGAAGTGTATCTGGTAAGTCCTTGTGAAGTATATAAACTTTGTTTGTTTCTTTCTAATTGATCTACCGAACTACCTCCGCTACTCGTATCAAAATAAGGCGTATTTATATCTACTAAACTTCCAGTTCCTGTTCCCCCTTTTTTTGAGTTTTTATCACTATACTCATTAGTTTGGTCAAAATTATTTTTAACCTCTAATTCGTTTCTTTTTACAATTGCTTTTTTTTCTAAATTGCTTTGCATAATATTTATTTTTTTATGTAATTTTTTAGTTCTTTAAATTGTTCTTCTGTAATATAAATAGTATTTCCTTTAATTTCTTTAGTGTTTGAACATTTTAAATTTGGTATTGCATCGCTCATTAATGAATTTACCATTGAAAGAGCTTGAGACGATTTTTGTGCTCTGTGTCCAGATAAATTATCTGCTAGTGCTAATGGTTTTACTGGGTTATTAGTGTGCTGCTTGCGCGTTTTTGGCGTTGAAGCAGTTAACTGATCCAATTTATTATCTACAAATGTTTTAACAACTATTCCACCGCCAAGTGTGTAATCAATATCGTTACTATCAACGTGTTTATTAAAAAAAGATTTCATACCTTTCAGCCACTCCATTGTCACAATACCTTTATTTTCGAGCACATTCTCTGCTTTTATGAACCCACCACTGGCATAGAATTGTGGATACTTCAATATAATGTTATGATACAAATCAACTATCTTTTTTGGTAGAGTATGTTTTGTACCTTTTAATTTGTGATTTTCTTCTTTTAATATTAACATAATTAAATATCTGAACTTATGGCGTAACCTTTTATTTTATAAAGTGTTATATCTGCTTCCATTGTTTTGTTTTTAGTTTTTTATTTATGTTATTACTGGTCCATTATACGATCCACCACCATTTCCCATTCTGGAAAGCGGAGAAGGTGACATTTCGGACGCCTTTTTATCAGTTGTCAATGGATTACCAAAATTATTATCGCCTACAGGCTCTGTTGTTGAAACTGTTGATCCAACATATTCACTTGTTGAATCGGTTGAAAACATAAGATCTGAATTTAGAAGTTCATTAAGTTGTGATTTTGTTATTTTTATTTTTCGCATTATAATTTCATTTAATAATAAATATAAAGATTTTCTAAAAATGTTTTACATTTAGCGAATAAATTACGTTTTTATTGTATTTATAGATAAATCAGATATTAATGTCAAATATTTTTGAAAACAATAACAATAAAATAGACTTAAAATTATCACTTTCAGAGTACTGGGACTTAACATTATCAAAAGATGTTGACCCTTCTACTCTTTTAGATGATACAACGTATTATGATTCTAATCTAATTTCATTTATTGATATTAATGATAATTCTTGTATAGGCGTAAATAAAATATATGGGTCGGGTAACTATAAATGGAGCAGCTCGATTAATAAAGGTTTGGAATTAAAAAATATTGGATTTACTGGAATAGATAATGGGTTAATTTTATTCGATAAAAAAACTATTACATCTAATGAACTATTACAGTTAATTACTGACTCTTCTCATGTTATTGATGTTGGTGATATGAGATTAACGTTAAATGCTATTAGTGGAAACACTGGGGAATATATTTACCCAACAACGTTAGTCGAAACCGAAGATGGTAACTCTATACGTTTCAATGGTGGATTTTATCAGGGAGTTTATAAGTCAAAAGAAGAATACCAAATATTACCAAATATTATTAACGATGAAATAACATTTAACTTTACAATAAAGCCAGATTTTATAACATTTCCTTTAATGAATACGTTAAATTATAAATATCCAGATAATAAAGGATTTTTTTTCTATATGGGACTAAGAGCTGAAAATAAATTTTGGTATGGATACAATAAAGATTTAGAAGAAAATTTTGAAATAAAATCAATAAATAATGAAATAATATTAGAAACTGGGATAACAATAACAACAGATGATAATTTTAATATCAATCAACAGGGTATCTATGAGATATTAACAGACAATAAATTCTTATTGCTCAATAGAGGTAAAAATGGATTGAATACAAAAACATTTAATGAATCAAAGCAATATTCTATATCTGATATCGAAAAACATAATCCAAATCTATATTTATTACTGAATAGAACATTAGCTGGTAATACTGTAAATAATATCGAGGAGTTACCAGAGAAAAAATTAAAAGCAAAAATTATTAATGATATTGTAAATAATCAAATAGGATTTAGAGTAAAAGATGATGGAAGTATAGGGTATAGAACTATTATATATTCTTGTGATGAAGAATTTGATGTTGTGGAAGAATATTCAAATCCGAAAATGATTAATGATAATGAGTGGAGTTCTATATCAATAAGAATGATAATGAATAATTATTCAGTATGTGGTGATGCAAATAGAACTTATATTTTACAATTTTATATTAATGGAAAATTAATATTTATATCTAAAAATTTACCAGAACTTTTATTTAGAAGTTTAGACGAAAGAGACCAAAAACAAGAATTGGTACCTTTTAATTTGTCAATTGGCGGAGGTACACAGGGTCTTTCAAATTTGATTGGATTCGATAATAATTATTCAACTCAATATTTATTACCAATAGAAAAATATTTTAGTGGATCATTTATTGGTGAAATATCAAAATTTAGGATTTTCAATGGTAAACATGATTATAGTAAAATAAAAAATAACTATAATTATGAATTCAATGTCACTACATCAGATAAATATATTGAACCAACTATAGATATGACTCTTAATTCTAATTCAATTACATATCCAGAAACTATTTATCGACGAGAAAAAGGTAATACGGACACATTAATTAATGCATATATTAAATTAAATAAATATATTAATGAATTAGTAAAACCATTAACTGGTTATAAATTGTACTATTATGTAGACAATTCACCAAGGATTCAAATAAATAATTTATTCCAAATTAACCCATTAGGTGGGGCTATTAGTGAATTCAACCATACTAATGAAAGTCTTAAATTACAAAATTTACAATCAATAAAATATATGATTGAGATTTTTGATACACATAGAAATTTAAACGGAACAACGCAAATAAAAGAAATAAAATTTGATAATATGATTTTTTATGGAAGTACTGAAAATGTACCAAGTACCACAAACGAAATTAGAGGCTTAAGTGGTAGAATATTTAATGAAGATGCCAAAGTAATTAATTTACAAACTGGGAGTAATAATAGTGTATTTGTATTGGCAATTCCAGAAAGTAGAAATATTATTAGTGTTTTTGATATTAATGCAATGAATATCGAATTAACAAATTCATATCACGTAATAGATATGAATATTGAAGATGCTGGCGGATTTGAAACTGCTTATAATGTTTATATTATGAAAAACGCAATCCCATATTATAAAAATCACAACCACGTAATAACATTAAATAATAAAGAAATAAATAATATATAATGGGGATAACTGAAGGATTACAATTACCGTTTGGTATACAACCAGTTAATCCTGTCCCAGTAAATACTTGGGAAGGACCTTATTCATCTATTGCTGAAGCAATAAATACTATACCTATAGCTGTCAGGTTTCCAACAATGGAAGTACGAATATTGGATGAAATAAATGGAAATACTAAATATTGGTTTAAAGATGGTGTGGATGATTCTGACCTTGTTAATTTTGAACAGAGTAAATGGGAAAATGCAACTACCGATGTACAATCTATCAAATATGGTAGGCTTTATAATTGGTATGCTACAACAGATCCAAGAGGTATTACAACATCTAGTGCACATATTTCAACTAAAAATGAATTTAATATTTTATATGCATTTTTAGGTGGAAATGGTAATGGTGGGCAAAAATTAAAAGAAACAGGTACTTTGTATTGGGATGCACCAAATGCAACAGCAACTAATGAATATGGTTTCAATGAAAGAGCTAGTGGATATAGAGAGACTGATGGTACATTTCACTTTATATTAGGGGATTATTCTACTTTTTATATGTGGTTGGCTGATAGTTTTAATGATAACAATGCACTGAGAGTTTATGATTATTATTTTCAAACAAATTCATTATCAAATGGAGCATCGAGTGATAATAAAAAAGCAGGGTGTTCAATTAGAGCAATAATTGATAATCCAATAAATATTACAGGACATACGGCTGAATATATTGGTAATGATGGTCAAATATATAAATGCGTAAAAATAGGAACTCAATGGTGGTTAGCTGAAAACTTATGTGAAACTAAATATCGTGATGGCTCATTAATCGGTTCAGATTTCAGTGGTACTGATGGAGCAGTTTGTGCTTATAATAATGATGAATTGAATGTTTATAATATCATACAAATTGAAGATCACAATTATATTCAACCAAAACAGAGGAATGGACTTCCAGTTAAGATTCATGCTAGTATAATCGATGGGCTGCCAGTAGTTGATTTAAGTGGTAAAGAGGATGCAGGTGTAGCAGCTATTTTAATTTCAAACCTTAGAGATGGAGTAACCTCAGCAGGAGATACACTACAAAAATTATATAATTTAGTACAGGGTGCTGTAGAGCAAGTTGTATTAGCTGGGATTCCAGAGAGAAACGAATACAACATACCAAAACTACCATTTTCTGTCTTCATATTAGATGATGGAGATGGAAAGTGGGCAGTATATCAAGCTACTTCTGTTGGGATTAATGCCTCTTTTGTAAAAACATCTGACCCAGATATGTTAAACGCAGTAATGAGTTCTGCCCAAATAAAACTTAGTTATGAGAGTAATTCCGACACGAATGTATTAACTAATAACTTACTTAATAAATTAAACGGACTTTCTAACTACATTCTTACCAAACAACAAATTGAAAACTTACTTACTGGAAATATAACTTCTCATGCTCACGATAGTAAGGAGGATGTAGGAGTGGCAGCAGCTTTATTTTCTGAAGTTGACCAAAGTAAATGGGAAAAATTACCTTTATCAACTATATTACACCCAAGATGGATTGATTCTCAAAATATAGATATATATGGAATTGATAAATATGGATTTAATTTAATTCCAGGAGGTACTAGAAATGGAATTACTGGCATATTTACAGGTACCGCATTAAACGCTGGTGTTGGTGGAATTAGTTCTATTTGGACTTCAACCCAAACACCTGGTTTTATTGGATATACAGCTATAAATTTGTATGCTGGATATTCATCTTTATATGTAACTGATAATAAACATCCTAATAATGGACAATCATTAAGAGTTGTTAGGGATTGTACTACTTTAGAATTATCATTACCTGATGGTAAGACTACAGCAATTTATAAAGATTATGATAATAATATATATGATACTTGTAAAATAGGAACTCAAATTTGGATCACTTCAAATTTAAAAGTAACTCATTATCAAGATGGGTCTCTTATAAATAATAATTTAACCAATGAACAATGGGTATTAGATAATACTGGGAGTACTTCTATAATACCATATATCGATGAGTTAACAACCGATGAATTAATTGTATCAACATATGGCAGATTATATAACGCATATACTATTTCCAATGGAAAAGGTATCGTTGATACAACCAATGGTTGGAAGATTCCATCTAAAGATGATGCTCTAACTTTACAAACTTATGTAGCTCTTAATGGGGATTTATTAAAATCAACTAGACAAATAAATACACCGTATTATATACATGTTCAACCAAAGGAAAATAAGAGAATACAGGCTAGTATAATTGATGATTTACCGATAGTAGATTTAAGCGGGTATACAACAAGAGAGGAGTTTACAGCTGTTGTGGAAGGGGTACATACTGAGTATGATAATAAGACTAATACACTTCAACAGGAAATTGATGAATTATACACAAGTGGAATATTTGAAGAAGTTTATATAGGAACGGAAGAACCTGTTAATCCAAATATAAAAGTGTGGTATGATACTAGTGAACCTGTAGTTGTGCTATCTGATGTTGACATATTAAGGGCTATTCGTGATGCCAATCCACAAAGTGAACAGTTAGCAGTGTTATTTGATGATTCTAAAAACCCTCACACTGAATGGTGGGATAATGATATTCAATTAGGTGCTTTATTTGGAGATAATCCTAGTCTACAAGACATGGCGAATGGGTATGGGGTTATTCTACCTTCTGTTTTAGACTCAAATAAAGTGTATATTTTAAATGTATCTCAGGAATATGGATTATTAGTATCTGTTTTAAATTTAACAGGATTAAATAATTTACAAGCCTTATTATGTGGTTTTAATAAACTGGAATATTTAGATTTAAGTTCATCACAAGAATTACAATATGTTTCATGTGGAGGAAATAAATTAACTGAAATAAATTTATTAGGATTGAATAATTTATTTTATTTGGAAATAGGAAATACTGAATTACAATCTATAAACATGGCTTCAACTCCAAATTTAAGAACATTAAGCATTAATCAATCAGTATATCCTATTGATATAATAGGTTTAGATTCACTGAATAATTTGAATTATATTTATTTACAGAATAATAATCTTGAATCTATAAATATCAGTTCAATAAAAAATATATATAATACTGGATTTAGTTTCCAATACAATAATCTACCTCAACCTGAAATTGACCGTTTAGTTGCTTTAGGATTTGATATCAACAACATTTTACCACAAAATCTACCAGAATAATGAAACACAAAATAAAAATAAATGGAATTTGGACTGAGGTTCATGATACTTCAAAAGAAGATGTAGGAGTTGCTGCTCAGTTAATAGCAGCTATTCCTGCTGTAGATTTAAGTGGTAAGGAAAATGTAGGAGTTGCAGCAGCTTTATTTAATCAGGATAGATATCTAACAGTATTTGGAGGACAAAGTAATTCTGATAATGGTCTGGAATTAGAATCAGTATATAATATAGCAAAAACCATGTCTCCTACTTCTGATAGTCCTATTTATATTTTAATAAAAGCTAGATTCTGTGGTATGGACACACAATTAGTTTTAGATACTTCTTATATATATTTAGTATCAGATACTGGACAAGCTGATGTTAAAATAGGTCACAGTGGGTGTATAGTAATGGCAGATAATATAAAATTAAGGGGTCTTGATTTCGTTCACAACGGATTACTTGTATCTGGTAATTATCCAGGCTTGTTGGTTGAGAATTGTAAAGGTAGAATATATGGCACTAGTGATGCTATATTGTCTGGAGTATTTAGAAATATTGAAGTTACTAGTGTTGAAAGTTTTCATAGTGCTTTGGAGTTCTCTGGAATCTTTGAAAATATAAATAGTATAGGCGGTACTCTATTTAATTCTAGTTCAATTTATTCAGGTACTTTTAAGAATATAAATAGTTTAGACAGAGAGATGTTTGCTGGCGGTGGGTCATTAACTGGTTCATTCGAAAATTGTGGAAATAAACTAAATAATACTTTCACTACCATCTCTCCTTTAGGTGCTAAATTTATTAATTGTAAGGCAGGACAATCTGGTTTTAGGGGTAGTAATTGTACTTATATAAATTGTGAAGCTCTTGAGAATGCCTTTAATGGGGTAAATAACATACATATAAATTGTAGAGGTATTGGTCAAGTTTTTAACGGTCCTGATAGTATTTATATTAATTGTATTGGTGGAGTAGATTCTTGTAATGGAGTTAATAGTAAGTATTCTTATTGTGTGGGTGATTTTGGGGCTTTAGCTTATTTTGGTAGCACTTATTATTATTGTAGACTGACTGACGGAGTATTCCAAACAGATGACCTTACAAACCACTATCTATGTATTGATGGAGATAATAAAGTAATAGATTCAACCTTAATTTCAATAGACCCAACAAGTCTTGTTAATGGTACTCACTCTGTTTTATTGGATGCTGCTGGAACCTTACATGTAGAGAACATATCTCAATTAGGTGCTTCTTACGAAACTCATGCAGAACAAGTATTAACAACTAAAAATGAGATAATACTTCGTGATTTAGCAGTTGCAGGACTTTCTCCAGGACAGTTAGTTGGTATAAGGGCTAAGTTATATGATGGAGTTAATGATGGATTATTAGTATTTGATAATAATGGTATAGCAAGAGTTGGAGACGTTGGAAGTACTCAACCTTTAGCTACTCGTGAAGAGGTTCCTATCGACAAAGGAGTATCTGTTTGGGATGCTGCTAGTTTAAAATTCAAAACAATTTATCCAAATACATTACCTGTATCAAATGATCAAATAACTAAGTTTGTTTCTCAAAATGGTGGTATAATCTATCATACTACTCCTTGGACTATTTCTGGAACTATTTCAACAAATGGTACTACTATAACTGGCATTGGTACGGCATTCAGTGCTGCAATGATAGGAGCAAAAATTATAATCAATTCAGAGGAACGTATTATTGCTACTTATATTAGTGCAACTTCAATCACTGTTGGTAGTCCTTTTAGTATTAATTATAATGGATTTGGGTTCGGGATATATAACAAGTGGTTTTCATTTGATGGTTCTGGTAACGCTATGTTTTTTTCTCCTACATCAGGTATTAACTCCTTTTATGTAAATACTTCTAATAATGTTATGATATATTCGAAGTTGTCTATGACCGATTCTACTCAGTCATTCCAAAAAAATACAACTGGAATTATAGAGATAAATAATAATACATTAGGAAATTATCGCGACTTAGCTCTCCGTTATGTATATCAATCAATAACTACAGCTGTAGGTGATGCAGTAGGAGACATACGACACTCTAATCAAATGAGTACTGTATTGTTTGAAAAGTGTACTGTAGCTAATGCCACCAAAGGAAGTGGTACATGGGTAACTTTGTTTAAAGTAGATGCCAATGGAAATATAGTTGGATTATATAATCAGCCGATAACAACAGTAGCTCTACCAGGATTCAATATAGATATGACTACAGGAGAGGAGTTCTCTGTTACTATGGGAACTAATCAAGCTCTTACTATAATGAATCCAATTATCAAAAAACCCTTTAAGGTTATTATGACAGGGGGAACATTAGCAACTTCTATATTTAGTGGGTATACAAGTAATTGGATTTATGGAGCATTACAAAGTGACTACGTACCACTAAGTACTAATTATTTACAATGTGAGATACGTAGTGCAGGACAAATTTATTTATGGTGGGGGATGTAATTTATGAGTTTATTTAGAGAACAACTAGCAATGGCAGGTAGAGTAATGTGGAATTTTTATAATTCTGCATTATCTCTATTTAATACCTATAAAGATAGGGTTGTAGCGGATGGTGGAGTGTTAGGGGATAACACTAATTTCGGACCTGAGTTAGTAACCAATGGTGGTGGAAGTAGTATAGAAGGGTGGGTTACAGGTAACGCCTCAATTTTAAGTTTAGATGCAAGTTATTTAAAAATTACCAATGGTTCAAATAATTATGGCTATTTCTATCAAGCCTTTAATACTAAAGTAGGAAAAAAGTATAAGGTATCTTTTGATTTTTTGTATGGCGATACAAGTGCAGTTTATCGTATTTCTTTAAACTCCTCATTAAGTCATCTTATTGTAAATAACACTTTACTTTCAAGTTCCAGTACGTCAATGATTTTTACTTCAACTTCAACTGTTTTATACATAGGGTTTGTTATAAGTACAACAACTTTAGGATTATCAGCAAGTTTTAAAAATATTTCAGTTAGGGAATTATTGGAAGTTAATACAACTTCTTACATTAAAATGTGTAAGTTAAATAATATGTACGATTCTATTAAACTGGGTTGGCTTGGTGTTGGGGGGAGTATTGCTAATACATCAAATAATATTAAAAAACTTTACTCTATTACTTCACAAGGAACAGAGGTTTTAGATACTGTTGAAAAAGTCGTTAACGGTGGATTTGATACTGATACAGTTTGGAGTAAAGGAGCAGGTATTACTATTAGTGGAGGAACTGCTAATTTTTTAAACGTAGCATCAGGAATAAATATAACTCAGAGTACTATATTAACTGTTGGAAAACAATATAAATTAGTATTTGAAATTTCTAATTATGTATTAGGTGCTATTCTGTTAAATTCGAGTACTGGAGTAGGAACGCAAAGAAAAACTAATGGTATATTTTCAGAGGTTTTTGTAGCTACAAGCATAACATTATGGTTAATGGCTGTTGGAACTACTACTTTAAGTATCGATAATGTATCAATTAAAGAAGTATTATCAGGTGATCCTTTAGATTTATCTAGTGTTGGGGGTTCTTCATATCCATTTTATCTTGGAACTATTGCTCCAAATGAAAATCCATATATTAAGAATCCTAGCGGATCTCAGAATTATTTAATTCATCCAATAATTAGTTTTTCCGCTACGGATGCTTGGAGTATGACTACTTTAGTTAATGTTACAACATCAAGGGAACCTACTTCCAATTTTTATGCTAGTGACAATAGTAGTAGTGGAAGTTTGTTTGGATTTGATAATTTATCAGGAACTTTAAAGATAAGAAATACACTGTCCCAAGTAACAGCAACATTAAAAAAGGTTGATTTTCTAATAGGTAAAAATACAATAATTACTATAGTTGCTAAAGGTGATAATACACTAGATATTTATATTAATGGTACATTATTTGAAACTTTACCAATAGTTATAACTTCTATTAATTTTAGTTGTTTGATGACGGCTATTACTAATCAAACGCCATTTAAAGGTTCTATAGCAGCTCATATTATACGTTCACAAGCATTAACATCTACGCAAGTTTTAGCAGAGTCAAATTTTATTAAGAATTTATATCCTGAAATACCTAATGTAACGATTGGTACTCAACAATGGCAATCTTCTAATTGTGAGATGACATGTACACCACGGGGTAATTTGATTAATAATGTTCAACCTAATGTAAGTGTTGAAAAAGTTGTTAATGGAGGATTTGATACTAACTTAAATAATTGGATATTAAATGGGGGTATTGCTACTTGGAATACATCAGGATTTATAGATATTGATTCAGCAACAAATGGAATTTATATCTATCAAGGCATGGTAATTAAAATTAATACTTGGTATAAGTACTCATACGAAATAAAGAATATAATTAGTGGAAATGTTCAACTTTTATTTGGTAGTCCTACTGGTTTAAAGACAAGTATTGGTATATATACTGGATATCTATACGTTACTTCTACATCTACTAGTATAGGTATAAATAGTACCAGTGGATTTTTAGGTTCTATAGATAATATATCTCTCCAAGAAGTTGGTTGGTCAAATTCCCAAGAATTGTATGATGCTATTTATGCACAAACCACAGGCACAGTAGAACAGAAAACTTATGCAGCAGTTAAAGCAGCAGCTATGTGGTGTTATTATAATAATGATGCTGCTATTGGAGCTGTATACGGTAAATTATATAATTGGTTTGCTGTTAAATTATTACAAATGGACATAGATTACTATAATGCTGCTAATCCATCAACTCCTTGGGGTTGGAAAGTTCCAGATATAGCTAATTATAATACTCTTAGTACTTATTTAGGTGGAATTGGTGTTGTAGGTGGAAAACTAAAGAAAGAAGGACTAACTTATTGGTTAACTCCAAATACGAATGCTGATAATAGTAGTGGTTTTAGTGCATTAGGCACTGGCTATAGGGCATCTAATAATCAAGCACTAAATAACAGATCATTAATTTGGACTATTTTTGAAACTGCTTCTATAAATGGTGGTGCTATGGATTTAAATTATAATTCTAATACGAATGCTACTATTGCAGTGTTAAAAACTTTTGGTTGTCCTCTTCGTTTGATAAGAGTGTAAATAACACATTAAATAAAAATAATAAAAGATTTCACAACTATATTTAATTACTCGATTAAATTCATAATTATATTATGAATTTTTTGTTTATGTCAATTATTATATGTATTTTTGTAGTAAAATTAAAAACATTCACATATTATGATTGAAAATGCAAATATTTCGTTACATCAGATTAATACAGTCACTGGTGATTTAATTGGAAATACCCAAAAAATTATGGATTGTTTAAAATTAGATAGTAAAAATTTTGTAGATATATCAGTTTTCCCAGAAACTGCTATTAGTGGTTATTGTTGTGGTTCTCTTTGGGATAGAGAAGATTTCATTCGTGATCAAATCACAAAATTGAAAGAAATTCAAAAATTCAGAAAAGAAATAGGATTACATGGTATTATTATTGTTGGATTCGTTTCATCACATGGTAATAACAGAAATGGATTTCCTATATTGAAAAATTCAGTAGCGGTAATTGATAAAGATGGAATTCGTACCTATGATAAACAATTGTTAGCAGATACAGATCATCATGAAGATAGAAAATATTTCACAGAAGGAACTGAAACTAAAGTTTTTGAAGTTTACTTACCAAATGCAGGTAAAACTATCATAGGAATACCAATTTGTGAAGATTCTTGGTTTATGAACCATCATAGAGACATACCACAAGAAATGGTTAATATGGGGGCAGAAATTTTAATTATACCTAATCAATCATATTTTTATTATGGTAAGCAAAAAATCAGAAAAAATTTATTTTCTAAAATTGCAAAAAATAATATGGTTCCAGTAGTATCATTAAATTCTGTTGGTTGTGGAGATATTGTTAAAAATATTATAATTTACGATGGAGGTTCTCTTGTCTATAATAGTTATGGTAGATTAGTTAAAGAACTACCTAAATTTAAAGAAACAACTGAAACATTCAGACTAAAAAAAAGTGAACCAATAGTAGGTAGCGATGATAGTAAATATAAAGAAATTACTGATGCAATTCTATTTGAACAAAAAGAATTTTTCAAATTATCAGGAATTGAAAATGCTCAAGTTCATGTGTCAGGAGGACTTGATTCATCTATTGTAGCAGCATTAGTTTATCGTGCTATGGGTAAAGAACATACAATATTTATATCTAATCCATCTTCATTGAATACTAAATCAAAAGATTATGTAACTCAATTAGACGAAAAATTAGGAACAAATACATACTGGCAACCTATTCAATCAACAGTCAATGAAATATTAGAAGTTGATAAAATTCATATGAGTGATTCACCTGAATTAAGTGATACAGGTAAAGCATCAATTCATGCTGTACTAAGAACTGTGTTAGGATTAGAAGATACTCACAGATTTAAAAGTGGTATTGTATCAACTGGAAATCACACTGAAATAGTTCTTGGCTGGGCTTCATTTCATGATATTGGATCAATTGGTGTTCATGCTATTATTGGTGATTTGACAAAAGTTGAATTGTATGAATTGTCAGATTATATAAACACAGAATTGTATAAAGATGAGATTGTACCTTTTGATTTATATAATGGTAAATTTAAACCTGCAGCAGAATTACCTGATGCAAATGAAGATCCTATTGATTATTGGGTGCAAAGTGGAATATGTGCATCTTTAATTAGAGATAGAAAAACACGAGATGATTTGATTTTAGATTATAAAAATCATTCATTAAATATTGACTATTTCCCTAAAATGGAGGAAGTTTATAAATATGATATCAAACAATGGAATGAGCAAGTAAATTTTGCTGTTAGTAAAATGAAAATTTCAGTTTATAAAGCTGCTCAAAGTTCTCCTATTGTTATCATGAGTCCAAGAAGCAGAGGATTTAGTAATAGAGAAACATTAATTAACAAATACAAGCCTGTTAATAACGTTTCAATTGATTAATATATTAAATTTTTAAAAAAAGCATCATTGATTTGTCAATGATGCTTTTTTTATTAAAATTATAAACTTATCATAAAAGTTAGAATAAAAATTAAAAATAAATAATGTACAATGAAAATACTTATAATAATTCCTCACGGATCTACAGGAGGACTTCCGATGGTAGCTCTTAAAAGAGTAGAATATTTAATAAAAACAAATGATGTATATCTTATTGAATATAGACAAATTTCTTGGAGTTTTGTTGTGCAGAGGAATAGACTTATTGAGTTATTAGGAGATAAATTCATTTCGCTTGGAGATAATGAAAATGAAACAAAGCGTGATTTGTTTGAAGATATAATTAATAATATCAATCCTGATATTATTCATATGGAAGAAATACCAGAAATATTTATTTTTGGAATGAGAAATGAGCATATAAATTGGTTATATAGAAATGACAGACCATATAAAATAATAGAAACTACTCATACTTCAACTTTTGATATTAGCAAAAAAAAATATTTCCCAGATAAATTTTTATTTGTATCAAAATATTCACAACTACAATATAACAAATTCAATATTCCATCTTCTATTATTGAATATCCATCTGAAAAATTAATAGCAAATAAAGGATTAGCTATTGACGAATTAAAATTTGATTCTGAGTATTTTCATGTTTTAAATGTTGGGTTATTCACAAAAGGAAAAAATCAAGGATATGTATTTGAAATAGCTGAAAAATTAAAAGACTATAAAATACAATTTCACTTTGTTGGTAATCAAGCAGAAAATTTTGAAGATTATTGGAAACCTTTGTTAAATAATAAACCAATTAATTGTATAATACATGGAGAAAGAAGTGACGTTGATACATTTTACCAAGCATCTGATTTGTTAATTCATTCTTCTATATTAGAGTTGAACCCGTTAGCTGTTAAAGAAGCAACATCATATAATATGCCTATTTATTTAAATAATCTTAATACATATTTAGATACTTATGATTCATGCAAAAATATTAAATATTTAACAATGAATGTTGATAAAGATTCTAAAAGAATTTTGGATAATTTTAATATTAAAAGAATAGATAATAATGTAACATTTGAATCAAGATTAACAACAGAATATAATGACACACTTAATCTTAATAAAACAATTCAAAAATTAATAGAACCACAATATGATTATAATATTAGTTTTATTAACGGTGCAAATGTAGAAATTCTTGGAGATGTAAAATCTGAGTTTGATGTTGAAATAATAGATAAAAATACAAAAGAAATTATATACAAAAAAACATTAAATAACAATAATTGGTGTCGTACAAATAATGAATGTTATAAGGAGTATAAAATTAATATATTTCATAATAACGAATTAATTACACATGATTTTGATTTAACAAATAGAAATGTTTTAATAACAATAGAAAGTAAATCAATTGGAGATACATTAGCATGGTTTCCATATGTAGAAGAATTTAGAAAAAAACATAATTGTAATATTCAGTGCTCAACATTTTGGAATAGTTGGTTTATAAAACAATACCCAGAAATAACATTTGTTGATCCAGGAAAAGCAAACACAGAAAATTTATATGCTAAATATAAAATTGGATGGTATTCACCATTTGATAGTAATAAAAATCCGATTGATTATAAAACCATACCATTACAAAAAACAGCAAGTGATATTCTTGGATTAGAATATGAAGAAATAATACCAAAGATTGAAATTCCTGAAGGCGTTAGACCAATTAAAGAAAAATATATTTGTATTGGGCAATTCTCAACTGCGAACTCTAAACATTGGCATTATCCTTGTAAAGATAGTAATAAAGGATGGCAAATTTTAGTTGATTGGCTTAATACGCAAGGGTATAAAGTTATGACAATAAGTAAGCAATCAACAAATCTAAAAAATATTATAGATAACACTGGTGATTTTCCTATTGAGCACAGAATAAATCAATTAAAATGGTGTGAATTCTATATTGGAATTGGTTCAGGATTGAGTTGGTTGGCATGGGCTGTAGGTAAAAAAGTAGTAATGATGTCAGGTTTTTCTAATCCTTTTTGTGAGTTTAAAACTAATAACATAAATATACACAATTTTAATGTTTGTAATGGATGTTTTAATACTCATAAATTTGATCCAGGTGATTGGAATTGGTGTCCTATGCATAAAGATACAGATAAACAATTTGAATGTTCTATTAACATAACTCCTGAAATGATAACTGATAGAATAATTGAATCAAAATTGGTAGAAAATCCTAAATTATTTGATTTTAAAAAATATATAATTGATTACAATTTAGATAAAAATAACATAAAAATAAGTTATGATAGAAATGAAAATAAATTGATGATATATTATAATGGTGATGATTTGCAGTCATTAAATATTGACATTAAAGATTTAAATACTAATAAAACATATTACACAATATCTGAAATATCTTTAAATAAAAATAGTGTAAGTTGGTGTATTCCGAAAATAAAATTATTTGAAGATACAAACAAATTGCTAATAGTATTTTATGAAAGAAATAAAATATTGGAAATACAATATGAAATTTAAATATTTATATATAACGAAAAGAAAAATCGTTATATATGAGTTATATTAAAATTAAAAAAATACTTAAAGAAGAGGTTGAAACGCCTGAAAAAGGTTATGTTTATTTTGGTTATGATGATTCTACTGTAAGTAGTGGAGATACTAAAGGATTTTGGATAAAAGATGATAATGGTAGTGATTCTACATATTTATTAGCAGGATATTCAAATGTACCAACCATATTAAACTTCAATCCAACTAGTGCATATAATGGAGATTCTATAACAATATATGGAATAAATTTTGTTAATGATACTGTAGCATCATTTAGTGGAGTAACAGGAGTAACAACAATATTTTCACCAAATCAATTAACAGTTATAATACCTGAACTATCAAATTATGACAATGAAGTTGATGTCATATTAACATCACCATTTGGATTTGGGCCAGCAGTAAAATATAGAGTTTATAATCAAATTAATAAACCAATAATAACAATATGTCCTTCTATTGCAAGTATTAATTCTACAATAACTATAGAAGGATTATATTTCATAGCTGGAAAAACAAAATTATATTTTGTACCATCAATTGAGGTTGTTACAACTGTAATTAGCTCAACTAAATTGACTGCAAAGGTACCTTTATTGGCACTTGGACCTACTCAATTATATATACAAACAAATATTGGTCAAAGTTTATTCAAAAATATAACTATTGATAATGGCTTAATTCCATTATTTGATAGTTTTAATCCTACATATGCCAATATAGGAGACACAATTGATATATTTGGTGCAAATTTTAATACTGGCACAACATTAATACGTTTTGGTCCAACTCAATCAACAAATGTAACTGTACACAATTCTGGTTATATGACAGCAGTTATTTCAAATGAAACACCAATAGGAGACACATCAATAAAAGTAGATGATACATCATTATCTGGATTCACAGTTTGCGGAGTTACTAATAGTATAATTCCAACAATATCAAGTATAAGTCCGTCAGTTTATCCAGGAAACACAGTAACAATGATAGGTACAAATTTTAATATACCTTTAACAATTACATTTAGTGGAGTAATATGTGATTATACTATAATTAGTTCAACAACTTGCGATATTCATATAGGAAATGATGTAATACCAGGTAAAAATACTGTAATAGTAATAAATAAATATGGCTCATCATTATCTTATTCTTACGACGTACTATCTAACAAACCATTATCTATAACAAGTTTTAGTACTACTCATTCACAAAGAGGACTACATTCAATAGGTTTATATGGTACTGGATTTATAACCAATCCTTCAATGAGTGTATATGTCGGAAATGTGTTGTCTAGATTTTCATATAACAGCGCATCAGGATTAACTGTACAAATATTAAATGCAGCATCAACAACTGATATCATACCTACAGGTGATGTTGATATTAGAGTAGAAAGTACAAATGGTAATTATACTATGAGCGGATTTACTGTTGATTCTGTAAATGAACCTATAATATCAAAAATAAGTCCTATATTTGGAAAATATGGCGATGTTATTAACATATATGGTAGTCTTCTATCTGGAGGTACAATTAGTTTTGGTGTATCTTATCCAGGTACTTATGGCACAACAACGACTATAAATAACAATCATTTGAGAGTGATTGTACCATCTGGAATAACACATTCTGGTACGAATGAAATTATGAATATTTATGCTACTACATTAAATGGAACCATATCACATTCTCCATTTGAATCTTATATTCAAGCATCTTTGCCACCATCATTACTATCATATCCTATAACTTATGTAACAGGTTCTACTTATTCAGAAGGATCTTTAATTACTATATCAGGACAAAATTTTGTTAAATATTATACAGATGCTTACATTAGTGTAATACCATCTGGAAATACAGGTAATGTAGAATATATATATTTAGATTCACAAGAATATGTATCTGAGTCAGAAATAAAAGGAATCATTCCTAATACTCTTGGATATACTGGTCCTTCTAGTATTAAAGTTGTAACATCTGCTGGAATTGATCAAGAACCGAATTTATATGTTTATCCATAATTCATTAAGTATATGATTAAAAATAACTGATTATCAATGTAATCAGTTATTTTTTTATAAATTATAAACATTTAGATATTTTTTATATACAATAATCAAATAAAAAATATAAAAATGAAAATATTAGTAGCAACTTTTGATCATAATTATTATTTGTGGCAAGTTCTTGTACAAATTAACAATTTTATGAAATACGGATATGACGATGATACAATATATGTAATATCAACTTCAAGTCCTAGTCCAGTTCTAAAATCAATAATGAATAATGATAAAATTAAATCTAAATTTTTCATCTATAAAGATGAAAGAATAAATCCAAAATATCCATCTTCATTAAGACCTCACATATTAGAAAAAATGTTTTTAGAACATCCTGAGTATAATAATGAAACATTTTTTTATTGTGATCCAGATATGATTTTTACTAAAAAAATAGATTTCACTGAAATGGAAAACGACAATAAATGGCATTTGAGTGACACTAGATCTTATATTGATACAGTGTATATAAAAAGTAAAAGTGAAAAATTATTTAATGAGATGTGTGAAATATCTAAAGTAAAACCAGAAGATATAGTAGCAATTGATGAAAATGCAGGAGGAGCACAATATCTAATGAAAGGAATAAATTCTGAATATTGGAAAAAAGTGTATAATGATTGTGAAAAATTATATTCTCATATGAAAAGCACAGAAAGTATATATAATCCTGAGCATCCTATTCAATCATGGACGTCTGATATGTGGGCAGTTCTATGGAATGCAGTTTATTTTAATCATGAAGTTGAGATTAACAAAGAGTTAGAATTTAGTTGGGCTACTGATAATATAAACAGATGGGATGAAACTTATATTTTTCATAATGCAGGAATAGTAGGTAAAAGTGATACTCACTTTAGTAAAATTGAATATCAAGTTTCACCATTTAATAAAGATATAAAAGTTGATACTGATAATTGTACATATAATTATGTACAAGAAATAAAAGAAACAGAAGAGAATTTCAAAGATATCATCTGGTAAAAAATTAAATATAATTAAATGAATATAGGAATAGTAGTATTAGCAACAAATGCATATTTTGTATTGGGTGTGAGATTTATTAAAAGATTTATGAATTTTTATAAAGGAGATAAAAATATAACATTTTATTTTTTCTCTGATAATAATCCAAAAGATTATATTCCTGATGATATAGATGTAGAATATTTTTATGCATCTAATAGCAATTGGGTTGATGGTACTAATTTGAAATTTACATCAATATTATCAATAAAAAATAAATTAAAAAGTGATTACTTGTTTTATTTTGATGCTGATACTAATGTAAATACTGATTTTACAGAAGAATGGTTTGTTGGTGATTTGGTTGGAGGACAACATTATGCAGATCAAGATTGGATGAAAAATGAAAAAGGATTCGATAGAAATCCATTATCAAAAGCATATGTACCACTTGATACTAAATTACCTCAAATGTATTACTACGGTGCATTTTTTGGAGGTAATTCTGAAAACATGATAAAATTTTGTAATATTATGTTATTTTATCAACTTGAAGATAAAAAAATACCATATGAGCCCGGCGTAAATGACGAAAGTTATATTAATGGTTATTTTCATTTCAATCCACCTACAAAAGTAGTTTCATGTAAAGATTTTGCATTTGCGATTAGTGATAAAGGTGGTATAGGCGAAACTAGATACACTGATTTAGATGTTAATGATATAAAAAATGAATTGTTAATACATAAAAACAATTCAATAAATATACAAAACAACAAATTAACTTATGAATATTGGAATATATAAAATAACAAGTCCATCTGATAAAATTTATATAGGACAAAGTTGGGATTTAAAAAAACGTTTTAGAAAATATAAAAATTTAAAATGTGAACGTCAACCAAAAATATTTAATTCTTTAGTAAAATATGGTTTTGACAATCACACAATAGAAATAATATGCGAATTTAATTGTGATGATGTTACACAAGATATATTAGATCAAAAAGAAATTTTTTATATAAATGAGTATAAAAAAAATGGATTTGAAATGATGAATTTAGCATCAGGTGGTAGTAAAGGTAAACATAGTGAAGAAACTAAAGAAAAATTAAGAAAAATAAAAGGAACATTGCATCCTTCTTATGGTAAAAAAAGATCTAAAGAATTTTGTGAAAAAATTAAAGGTGAAGGCAATGCAAATTTTGGCAATAAAGGAGAAAAAAATCCTAATTTTGGAAAAAAACAAAGCATAGAAAGGAAATTAAAAACTAGTGGAGAAAATAATTATTGGTATGGAAAAACAGGAACAACTTCTCATTTTTTTGGAATAACTCAATCTTTTGATCAAATTGAAAAAAGATCTGGTAAAAATCACAAAAAATTAAAAAAAGTTATTGATACATTAACTTCTAAAATTTATGATACCATAGGACAAGCCTCAAAAGATTTAAATTTAACTTATTCTACTTTAGTGAGAAATATAAGTTTAAATAAATCTAGATTAAAATATTATTAAAAAAATAAAAAAATATGAAATTTAAAAATACCGACATTCATGGATATTTTATTAATCCTGAAAAATTTTCTCATAGGTTAAATGATATCACAAATACATTAAAAAGTCTTAATTTATCATCATTTACTCGTATTACATTTGATGATATATCTACAATTAGAACTGAAACAATAGCCAATGCTCACATAGCAGCGGTTGAAAATGCTATAAGTGATAATAATTTTCCATTTATTATATTTGAAGATGATGCAACTTTAATAAATGATTTTCCAGAATTTTTTGATATTCCAGATGAATCTGATCTTATATATTTAGGAGGTAGCTTATATAATTGTGGAGGCATAAAATATGATATGTATATTGAAAATTATAATGAAAATTATTATAGAGTTTATAATATGCTATCATCTCACTCAATTCTAATTACTAATCTAAAAAATGCAAAATTATATATAACTATAATGAAAAAATCAATAGAAAAATCTGAGTTTAGTGATATATATTTAGCATTATCTTCTAACGAAAATATTTTTTTAACTCCTAAGGATGGTCCATATTTTTTTCAAAATGATTACACATCTGATGTTACTAAATTTTTATGGATAGATAAAATTATAGAGGTTTTAAAATAAATTAAAAATGTTCATATTTAAAAATATGAACTTAATTAGATTTACCTGGAGTTATTTCTACATCAGGTATATTTTTTATTACAGAAAATTTCTATCCACCCTATTTATTTTAGAATCTAATGTTCTTAGATTTGTATAATAATTTAATTTTAATATATCACTATCTGTTTCTGCTATTTTTAGTTCTATTATATGGTCAATATCCCAACCATATTTATAATTTCCATTATATTTCACATAATTAGCCCAATTCATCCAAGATTCGAATTGATATTCAATATAATTTTTAAAAATTTCAAACGAACAACCAAGTATTTCTTCAGTACTTTCTTTTTTAATATATTTCTTTTTTTTTAAAGATTTATAAATTATTGTTCTTATCTTTATTTTCAATTTGAATAAATCATCAGTTGATATTTTATTTTTCAAATAAATATTTCTTTTTTTATTTAGTTCAGGTTTATTATTTTTAAAATATTCTTTATTATATTCTTTGATTTTTTCTTTATTGTTATTATAATATTCTTTCTTTTTTTCTAATATTGTTTCTCTGTTGCTTTCTGAATATAATTTTTTGGTATCTTTTATTTTTTCTTTATTCTCAATATTATATTTATTTTGTTTCTCTTTAATTATTTCTTTGTTATCATTGAAATATTTTTTTTGATATTCTTTATTTTTTTCAGAATTTTTATTTCTATACTCTTTTATTTTTTCAGAATTTTTATTTCTATATTCTTTTGCATATTTGTTATTATCTACTTTATTTATTCTCATAATATTATTTATCTTTTAGTAGTTGTATAAGTTCTTCTGTTAAAAATGTAATCATTTTCTTACCATCTTTAACTTCTACATCGGATATACCCTTTATTATTGAAAAAATCTGATTACCTTCAATCGTGAGTTTTTTCATATATTCAGATAGCTTATCGTCTTTCTTATGATATTCCATCAATTCTTCAATAAAAACTTTCAAATTTACACCCATCTTATTATTATATTTAATGCACTGAAGTTCATTCTCATCCTTTTCAATGAGAATATACCACAACTTGCTTTTACTCACTTTTATATTTTCCAAAAAAGTATATGCACTTTTAGCTTTAGTGTTTCTTGGCATTTTAGCTACTTTTCCAGTAAATTGAACAATTTTATCGTTATCATTCTCTTGATTATTTATCATTAAATATATTTATTTTTATACATCTATATATTAACATTAAATGGTTCATTTTTGATTAAAATATATTTATTTTTATTTTGAAGTTAAAAAAAGTTAAAACTTGACATTTTATCAAAAAATGCTTCTGATTAGTCTTAAATACATTTTTATTTTAATATATATCATAAATAAAAATGATAATTCTATATAATATCAAAAAAACAATTAAATAACAATGGGTTTAATTCTTAGGCAAGTTAAAGGTAGCAAATTAACTATTCCTGAAATGGACAATAATCTAACATACTTAGAATCACTATCAGGATCAAGTATTGTTAGTGGATTCACTATTAATTCTCAAAATTACATACCATTTTCATCTGGAGGTACATTTCAAAATTCTCCTATATTTGTATCAGGAAATACTATTTTACCTAATATGATAGATTTCTCTGGTTATACAGCAAATATTAATATAGGAGATTTTAATAATAGGTTCAATAATATTTGGGGTAATGATGTACATGTTGGTGGTGGCTCATTATATATGAATGATGAATTGATAATAACTACTGAAATAATAACTGGAGCAACAATAAATTTGTATGCTATATTATTTAATACAGGATTGACATCTCCTCCTAATATCATTGGTAGCTTATTTTATAATAATGAAGAAAGTTCTATATCGTATTATCCAGATATTGCGCAAAATGTTGTTGTAAATGTTGGACAGCAATTGTATTTAAGAACATATAATATTTCTGGAAATCAAATTAATAAAGGCGACGTTGTTCATATCGCATCTAATTTTAATAATTTACCTGCAATAACATTGGCATTAGCATCAAATGGGTTGTGTGATGTAGATGGAGTAGCAGCAGCAGATATACCAAATGACGGAGTAGGGTTAGTATTGACTAATGGTATATTATCTGATATTGATACATCAATGTATAATGTAGCTGACATCCTTTATTCGTCTGATATATACAGCGGTAAAACGACAACAGATTTATTATCATTAAAATTTGACAGTAGAATAAATAAAGTAGGATTTGTTATTAGTAAAAATTCAACCAAAGGTAAAATATTCATTAAAATTACTAATGAAGTACCAAATATTGGATTTGCTAAATCTAATTATATTCAATTTAACACAGGACTAACATCACCACCTAATATTCCAGGAGGATTGTTTTATAATAATACTGACGATTCTATATCTTATTATTCAGATTTAGAAAACAATGTTTCTGTAAATGTTGGACAACAATCATATCTTAAAATATATAATAATTCTGGAAATCAAATTAGCAAGGGTAAAATTGTACACATATCTTCTGCTATTAATGGAATACCAACAATAGATTTGGCATTAACATCTCCATCATATATTAATTTATCTGATGCTGATGGAATAACAGTTTCTGATATTGAAACAAACTCATTTGGATTAATATTAATATCTGGAATAATTAAGAATTTAAATACATCTAGTTATAATGTTGGTGATATGCTATATCTATCTGATACAATTAGTGGAGATATGATTAATAATATTAGTTATTTAAATTTAAATAGCAAAATTAATAAAATTGGATATGTTATTGAATCTAATTCATTGACTGGTAAAATATATGTAAGTATAAACAATGAAAATACTAATCATTGTACATCTGGTATAGATGGAACATCAGGCGCAAATGGAACATCAGGTGCGAATGGCGCAAATGGAACATCGGGTGTGAATGGCGCAAATGGAACATCAGGGACTAATGGAACATCAGGATCAAATGGTGCAAATGGAACATCAGGGACTAATGGAACATCAGGATCAAATGGCGCAAATGGAACATCAGGGACTAATGGAACATCAGGTGTAAATGGAACATCAGGAACTAATGGAACATCAGGAAGTTCAGGTACAAATGGAACATCAGGTATACATGGAACATCAGGAAGTTCAGGTAGTTCAGGTAGTTCAGGAGCAAATGGTAGTTCAGGTACAAATGGAACATCAGGTTCAAATGGATTAAGTGGAGATAAATACACAACATTTTCTAATAGTACATTAGAAATAGTATCTGGTGGTACAATATCATTTTTTGTCGAAACTGGTTTATCATTATCCTCAGGACAAGATATTATAATAGCTCATGATTCATCAAACTACATGATTGATAAAATATTATCATACGATAAAATAACAGGTGAAATTTTCTCAAATATTTCATCATCTATTGGTAGTGGTATATACAATTATTGGACAATATCATTAAATGGCGCACCAGGAAAATCAGGCACAAATGGAACATCAGGCACAAATGGAACATCAGGAGCAAATGGTACAAATGGAACATCAGGAAGTTCAGGAACAAATGGTACATCAGGCACAAATGGAGCAATTGGTACATCAGGTGCAAATGGTACATCAGGTGCAAATGGTACGAATGGTACATCAGGAAGTTCAGGTATTAATGGTACATCAGGTGTAAATGGTACAAATGGAACATCAGGTTTAAATGGAACATCAGGTTTAAATGGAGCAAATGGAACATCAGGCACAAATGGAACATCAGGCTCAAATGGAGCAAATGGAACATCAGGTATCAATGGTGCATCAGGAAGTTCAGGAACAAATGGAACATCAGGGACAAATGGAACATCAGGAAGTTCAGGAACAAATGGAACATCAGGAATACATGGAACATCAGGCACAAATGGAACATCAGGAAGTTCAGGAACCAATGGAACATCAGGAAGTTCAGGAACCAATGGAACATCAGGCACAGGATTTAATTCAGTTACTAATTATGCTGATAATCGTGTGTTGACATCAGATGGTACATCTAATGGAGTATATGCTGAGAGTGGATTAATATACACAGGAACTATATTGTCTGTGACTGGAACTACTATAATATATGGAGATATTACTGGTTCAACAATCACATTGACTGAACAATCAATAAATTCTGCTGCTATACACGCAAATCCTGGTCCTCTAAAAACTACTCCAATTTCAGGAGATATTCAAAATGGCGGACAATCATTGAGATGGGCTGATGATTCTGGAACTGAGATAACAGCATCAGGAGTAATAAAAACAGTTGGAAAATTAATTAATGTACCAAATGGTGCAGGTCAAACATCATTGTTATATGAATACTCAACTGGTACAATTTCTGTTACTAGTGGTAGTACTTCAATAGTTGGAAGTGGAACTACATTTGTAAATTCTGGTCATAGAAGATTTTGTGTTGGAGAATATATTAGTATATTAGGAATTATATACAAAATTGCATCTGTAACAGATGACACTCATCTTACGATTACAAATAATTATGCTGGTTCAACTGGATCTGGTAAACAATTCATTAAATATAGACCATTAAAAGCTGGTACATTAAAAATTGGTAAGGCATATAAAATTGAATTGATGGGATATTATACATGTGCTAATAACTCAACAGCATCATTAACAGTTAAGTTAATAAGTGGTACTGGTGTTGTGACAACATTAAACTCTGTAGTTGAATTTTTTGATGGCAGAACAAATAATTTCTTTGCAAAAAATGTAAATTTAAATGTTTACACAACTGGTTCATCTGGAACATGTAGATGCACAGGGTATTCTATAATTGATGGAGTAAATACAACTGGAGCTATAGTACCACTTCCTTGTTTATCAGATGTTGTAATTAATACCACTGTTGATCAAATATTAGATATTCAATTTAATTGGACTACTAATAATGCAGCTAATAGCTTAAATATAATAACTGGAAATTTAGTCAGTTTAAATTAAATAAATTGACAATTAAAATATAAATGTGCATCGTTAAACGATGCACATTTTTTATGATATTTTTTATGATATTTTTATTAAACCTTTAATATGAATTGGACTAAATAAGTAAAAGTTCATTGAAACTTTATTAGATAATAAAATAAAAATATATAATATATGCTTATAGACACAGAATACAGAAATAATAACCTTATAATAAGTTACATAGATAAATCAGGTCAAATAAAATTAAAATATAAACCTTGGGCAAGATGTACAAAATTCATAAAAACTACTGATGATGATTCAGAAAAATCTGGTAGATATGTTACATGGGATGGTAGTGCTGTAAAAGAAATATTCACAAAATATCCTAATAGATATTCTATTTATGATTTTATTGATAGTTTTGATGAAGATGAAAAAAATGAAATATATAGTTATAATGAACCAGATATATTCTTTGTCGATATTGAAAATGAAATATTAGATAAAAAACCTGAACCTCATTTAGCAGAAAGTGCGATTCAAACAATATCAATTGTAAATAAGAATAAAGTGTTAGTAATTGGAACAGAATCACTGGATTCAAAACAAATTGAAAACATTGAATCAGATTTAAATACTCACTTCAAAAAATTTGATACTGATTATAAATTTAAATATGTTCATTATAAAACTGAATTTGATATGCTTCATGCATTTTTCAATAAATTAGTTCCAAAAATGCCAGTAATGACTGGCTGGAATTTTATTGCATATGACTGGACATTCTTAGTTGCAAGGGCAAGAAAATTAGGACTAGAACCTGAAGTAGCATCTTTCACAAAGAAACTTAACAAACCATTCAATCCTCCTAATGCAATACATTTAGATTATGCTGAATTACCAGCTCATAGAGTTATAGTGGATTATATGGAATTATTTAAGAAATGGGATCAATCTGTTAAAGTTAAAGAAAGTTTATCTCTTGATTTTGCATCAGAAAAAATTCTTGGTAAAGAAGTCAAGAAAATTAACTATGATGGAGATTTAAAAAGATTACATAGAGAAGATTTTAAGAAATTCGTTTTTTATAATGCTGTAGATAGTTGTCTGGTACAAAGAATTCACGTTAAAATGAAATATGTAGATATTCTTTATGGTATGGCTGTATTAGGTAAAATTAAAATTAAAGATGCAATTTCAACACTTGCACTGACAGAAGGAATTTTAAGAGAAAAATTAAGAGATCAAAAGAATATTGTACTTGTAAGAAATGAAGATAGTGAATATAGTGATTCTGAATCTGAATCTATTAAAGGTGGATGGGTTAAAGATCCAGTGAGAGGAATGGCAACATGGACTTGTTGTTTTGACTTCGCATCCCTGTATCCTACCACAATGAGAGAATTTAACATATCAGCAGACTCATATAAAGGACAAAAAGTAAAAGGTAAAGATTACTCATTATTTAATGGACATCAATTAACAATTGAACCTGATGATATTGTAACTCTCAATGGATCAGTATTTAAGAATGAAGATGGTGTTGTTACTCAAGTAATGGGAGAAGTTTATTCTGATAGAAAAAAATGGAAGAAAGTAATGAATCAAAAACACGAAGAACTTGAAAAGTTAAAAGATGAATTAAAAAAATTAGAAGAAACAAATATATAAAAATAAAACAACTTAGATTAAAATCTAAGTTGTTTTATTTTAAATCATTATTAATTTATTAAAATCATTATAATTTTTATCTATTATTATGATATAATTATATCCTAATTTTTCACATTCTTTTTGTTTAATTATATTTTTATCATAATATCTATTATACCAATATGATGATTTTATTTCTATAATTAAATTTTTTTCAGATAAAAAAAAATCAGAATGATACACAGTTTTATTATTATTATAAATTATTTTTATTGATTTACCATTTTCAATATTAATTTTTTCATAATAATTATTTAAAAAATCTAATTCATATGTACCTTGATATAATAATTCAGTTTCTTTAAATTTTTTACGATTTAGAGCTGTTTTTTGGGCTTTTAAAAATATTTCTAAATTCTTCATAGGATTATCAACTCCATATTTATCAATAAATATTTGTTTAATTTTATCAATTTGTTTTTCTGAATGTAATGTACATGTACTGTTCCATCTTTTCAAATTTGTTTTTTTTATTTTTTCCTTTACTTTTTCATTTTTAGATGCTGTTTCAAATCCATATTTTTCTAAGCAAGTATTATTAGATTTTTTTTTTATTTTATAATTTTGATTAGGATTTTCAACACCATATTTATCTAAACATGTTTCTATCGCTTTTTCTCTATTATTGTAATTTTCATCTCCATATAATTTTATTTTAGTGCTATTAGATTTTTCTTTTATGTCTTTATATTGAAATCCATTTTCAACTCCATATCTTTCTAACATTGTTTTTTTATAATTTTCATATGAGCATTTATTACAACAATATTTATTATTTTTAAAAGATAAATAATAATCTTGAATCTTTAATTCTTTTTCATAATCACAATTATCACATTTCACCATGACTTTAATATTACTACATTTAGGAAGATCTTCAACATTAATAGTATTTAATCCTTTAGTATCAACATTATAACCTAATTTTTTATATCTTTTTATTGATATTCCTTTAATATGAATTTTAACTTTTTTTGTTATTATCATTATTTATTTTTATTATTTTATACTCTTCTATTAATTTTTCTATAAATTTAGATTTATTTAAACTCAAGTCATTTAAATAATCTATCAATTCATTTTTTAATGATATCGAAATTTTTGATTTGTTTTTCATTTTTTATTTTTATATATAAAAATAAAAAGGTGGTATTTATTAATTTTTTGATACCAATTAATTGACAAATTATGTTAGATAGAAAAATATATAGAATTTTTGATTCTGGTAATTTAAAATTTATATATAATTTATAAACTATAATTTTTTTTATTACTATATTATTAAAATGCAGAGGTAGCATATGTTAATGCTTTTTACTTCCAGTAAAAAGATTCTGTTCAAATCAGACCTCTTGCTCAAATAAAAAGTCTCTTTATGAGACTTTTTTTATTAAAAATGTAACATGTCAAAAAACAGTGAACTATATCAAAAAATACTAAATGCTGCGAATATTATTCACCAGAAAAATTTGAACGGATCTGGTAATTATGTAATTATTGATTCTATTACTGCTAAAATAATAGAAAAATACGAATCACAAGTAAGGAAAAAAGAAGATAGAAAGAAAAAGTTGAAATACTTGGAAAAATTATCCAATAACACTTATAATGAAATTAATAAAAAATTAGAAGAAAGAAAAAAACAAGAAGAAAAATATAGTAAAAAATTATATTATAAACACAAAAAACATTAAATCATTAAAAATAAAATGAGCTATAGATTATTATAGCTCATTTTTTTATTATCTTTGTACAATAATTATAAAAAACTAAATAAAATGAGCATGAAATCAGAATATGGATATGACTTAGAAAATTCTTGGATAAACGAGAATAATATTGATAATTATAAAGCATTCAATAAATTAATGGAAACTTTTGAATTTGTTGGAGTTTTTTCAGATAAATTGGTTAAAAAAGTATTTAGCCTTGCTATCAGAATGATTGATATAAAAAATAAATTACTTGATAAAAAAATATCTCAAAAAGATGCTGACATAAAATATAGGGAAATCACATCTGAATTTGCTGAATTTTTAAATGCATATTGTATTTTTTCTAGCATTTTTAAAAGTAATTGTATAATGTTATTTATAAGCATAGGATTATGAAAATATCAATTTTATTGTGGTCAATTCTTTATTATTTACACTTATAAAAATAAAAATTATGAAAACATTAAGTAAGTATTTTGATACATGTTCTTTATGGATTGTTTTTGTGTTATCATTTGTATTTTTTGTTAGTTTTTGTTATCTATTATTCTATTATGTTATTCCTAATGATGATATTAGGATTCATAATGTTATGTTGAAATTCTCTGTTGGTTTGTCATTTATGTTTTCAATTTTAATAACATTTTCATTTAATATAAGTAGAAAAAGTGATGTATTTTTTGATTATCGTGATAAAGTTGAATCTTTGATAAATGATACTGATACAGTTAAAGAATTGAAAGATTTGTTTGATGTAGAAATAAAAAAAATGTGGACTATGTCACAGGGAGGTATACATTCACAAGAAATAAATAGATTAGTATCATTAATTAATATAAAAATTGAAACAATAGGTAAACTAAAACCATGAAAAATCCAACAGTAAAGAGTTATTTATTATCTATAAATGCATTAGGGGAAAATACAATAGAAGATATAAAAATACACTCTTACTCTGATGAAGTAGCTTGCTACACAGTAAAGTATTTTGATATGGAATTGGCAAAATATAGAAATATTAAAATATCAATAAAACTATATGATTATCATTTATTTGTAAAAAAAATGATTCGTAAACAAAAACTCAAAACTCTTAGTGAAGTAAATTAATTATAAGAAAAATGGAACAAAAATTAGACACAACTGAAAAAAAGAAAGCAGCTTTTTTATCTGTTATTGCATCAGGAGCATTGACATTATTCAAGCTTATAATTGGATTGATGACAGGCAGTTTAGGAATATTATCAGAAGCATTACATTCAACATTGGATATGGTTGCTGCTATTATTACATATTTTTCTGTTAGAGTATCAGATAAACCTGCAGATTATAAACATAATTATGGGCACGGTAAAGTAGAGAATTTATCAGCATTTGCAGAAGCAATGTTATTAGGTGTTACAAGCATTTGGATAATTTCAGAATCATTATCAAAATTAATTTCTAACGATTTTGATGTTGAAGTAACTATATGGAGTTATGTGGTTATTATATCATCTATTATAATTGATATAAATCGTTCAAGAATGTTAAAAAAAGTAGCAAAAAAATATAACAGTCAAGCATTAGAAGCAGATTCTATTCATTTTAAAACAGATATATGGAGTTCATGTGTTGTATTAGTTGGTTTGATTCTTATAAATTTTAATGTTTATTGGGCTGATTCTGTTGCTGCATTAGGTGTTGCCTTTATAATTATATTAGTTTCTTATAGATTAGCTAAAAATGCAATTGATGTTCTGTTAGATAAAGCACCAGTAGGTGTGAGTGATATTATAGTAGATATATTAAATAGTTGTGAAGATGTAAAACTATTTCATGATTTAAAAGTTAGAAGCTCAGGTGCAGATACATTTATAAAATTTGACTTACATTTAAATTCTGAATTAACTTTATTAGAAGCTCATTCTGTCTGTGATAAAATTGAGAATGAAATAAAAAATAAAATAAAGAGAAGTGAAATTTATATTCACATAGAACCAAATGATTAAAAATATGATTAAATTTGATTTAACAGAGAAAGAAGAAAAATCCGCAAATGAGTGGATGGAAAAACAAAAAAAAATAAAAAAATCTCCACAAACAGGAATAGGTGGTAGATTTAGTTATAGATTTACTCCAACAGGAATAGCAACAGCAGTAACTATAATAGATAATTATCTTAAAGAAGAAAAAAATATAACTGATTATGACTGTTGGTAAAAATATCAAAATGACAAAAGAAGAATTCATAGAAAAAAACAACAACATTAAAAATCCAATAATTGAAAAATATGGTATAATAGCTTACTATGTAATAAGCGATATATTTAATGTTGGATTCATGGAAGATATATGTATAGAACTTGGATATACAGTAACACGTTGTAATATTGATTTTACTGTTTATTCTAAACTATTTGATGAGAATGGTAAAGAGATTGGAGTTATTAGCAATCAAGGAACACCTAGCATTGAAATTTATAAAAGACTCAAAAAACATGCTATTAAAATTTCAAAAAATGTTAATGTTATTCCACCTATAAAAGGAATACATAGAATTTTAGATTGGCATACTGTTGAAGGTAAATTACATAAATTGGCAGGAGGTGAAATAGTTTTACATTTTATACCGTTAGAAATTTCAGATGAAAAAATTCAAACCTTCACAGAGAAAACAAAAATTCTTGAATTATTAGAAAAAATGAATAAAGAAAATAAAAATGTTGTGGATTAATTTTCACAACATTTTTTTATATAAAAAAACGGAAAATGATATTTAATATATACATAAAAAATAACTAATTAATATGTTACCCAGAGATACTACAATTAAACAATTAAAAAAGTTAAGAAAAGAAACAAAAGGAAAAGACATTGGAGATTTAACAACAAATGATAGATTGAATAAAGGTATACCAAATCTTCAATATATAGGAAATCCTGTTGATAATCATATCAGTAGTTGGGAAGAATTTGCTGCTAAAGATAGTAAACTACAAACTATAGCATTCAAATCTAAATTAGTAAATAAAACAGTAAAAGAAAATAAATATAGTAATATGAAAGATATAAAAAATGTTTTGAAATTTAAAGATTTTGATGAAAATTGGAAAGATTTAGAATCTACAAAAACTAAAAGAACAGATGTTGCAAAAGATGTGGTAAAAGAGTCTAATGAAATGCCTAAATATACAATGTTAGGTCAAGAAAAAGAATACAAATCAAATCCTCTTTTTGGTATTGGAGCAGTTAAAGCACAAGAAATAAAGAAGATTTCAGACTTTAATATTATTGACCCACAAACACCAAAAGAAAGACCTATACTAAATGCTGGTGTATTTATTGATAATGATATAGTTAAAGGATATGTCAATAGAATAAATGGTAGAGATGTTTATGTAGAATCAGTAGATGAACCAATGGTAATAAAGAAATTTAGCATAAAAGATGCAGTTAAACTTAAAAAAGAAAAAAAGGAATAAAAAAAGCTACTCATAATGAGTAGCTTTTTTAGTTTATAATAATTTTAAAAGGGATAGATTAAAGTAATTCATTTGCAATATTTGCTAATTCAGAACGTTCTCCTTTTTCAAGAGTCACATGAGAATAAATAGGTTGTCCTTTTATTTTAGCAATTAAATGTGATAATCCATTACTTTGAGCATCTAAATAAGGTGTGTCGATCTGATTTATATCTCCAGTGAACACAATCTTTGTACCTTCTCCTGCTCTTGTTATAATAGTTTTTATTTCATGAGGAGTAAGGTTCTGAGATTCGTCAACAATAAAAAAAACATTTGAAATACTACGTCCACGAATATATGTCAAAGGAGTTATTATTACTTTTTCGTCTTTAATACAATCTTGAATGAATTTATATTCCTTATCAGTATCTTTAAACTGACTTTGTATAAATTTTAGATTATCGAACAGAGGCATCATGTACACTGATGTCTTCTGATCAACATCGCCAGGAAGATAGCCTATGTCTTTTCCACTTAATGGCACAATTGGTCTCGCCAAAAATATTTGTTTAAAATTTCTCTTCTGACTAAGTGCAGCAGCCAAAGCTAACAATGTTTTTCCTGTTCCTGCAACTCCTTGTAATGATACTAATTTAACATCAGGATTTAATAATGCATGTAACGCAAATACTTGTTCAGAATTTCTTGGTGTTATTTTATAACATGTTTCTTTATCTATTCTTTCCACTTGCTGTTTTGATGAATTATAATATGCTAAAGCTGATGCAGCAGAAATAGATGATTTAATAATTAAATATTTATTATTTAATAAATCTGTAATACCAAGTTCTTGTGGTGTACAAACATTATCTTGATATAGTTTAGTAATTATATCATCTGTATCTAATTCAATTGTTGATCTACCTGTAAATAATTTATCAGTATCTTTAATTTTACCTGTTAAATAATCTTCAGAATTAACATTTAAAGATTTAGCTTTCAATCTTAAATTTATATCTTTTGATACAAGTATAATCTTTTTGTCAGGATATTCTTCTACCAATGACAACGCAGTATTTAAAATTAAATGATCTGGCTTTGTAGATTTAAAAACTAAACAAGCATCAGTTGTTCCAGTTGTTTCATTCATCACAACCTTAACTCTACCTTTTCCTTTACCAATAGGAATCCAATCGCTCAAATTACATTTAGATGCTAATTTATCTGTTTTTCTAATAAATTCTCTTGCCTCATAATTAATTGTGTCATTACCCTTTTTGAAATCATCTAATTCTTCGAATACTGTAATAGGAATTGCAACATCATTTTCTTCAAAATTGTAAATTGCATTGTGATCATAAAGTATTACACTTGTATCAAGTACAAATATTTTATCACTTTTTTCTTTTTTAGCCATTTATTTTAATTATTTTTTGTTTGATTGTTAATTTTATGATTTGTTATTTTATATATTATTTAACATTATCATATTTTTTATTATATATTTTATAAGTATGGTCATAATCATTCTTTTCATCTTTTGATTTAAATTCTTCTGATATACAAATCCATTTATCATCAAGTTCTGGAAATATAGTATCTCCATCTATAATTGTATGAACTACAGTTAAATACACAGTATCTGATATATCTAAGAATTGTTTATATATACTTCCTCCTCCTGTTATAAACACATCATCACCATACATCTCGGCTGTTTTTAAAGCATCTTCTATTGAATATACTGGAATAGTATCAGGTTCATTAAAACTCTTGTCTAATGTCAAAATAATGTTAGTTCTATTTGGTAATGCTCCTTTTGGTAAAGAATAAAAAGTTTTGTCACCCATAATAATAGGCTTATTTAATGTTAATTCTTTGAATTTTTTAAGATCGTTACTCAATCTCCATAATAATTTATTATCTTTTCCAATTACCCAATTTTCTGATACTGCTACAATTATATTTATTTTCATGTTTTCTAATTTAATTTAATTTATTTATAAAAATTTTCATTTAAAGTTTAATAAATAATAATTAGTAAAAATACAAAAATTCATATTTTTTATTTAATATATATGATTGAATAAAAATGAACATATGAATTTTAATATATAATATACAAAATTAATATACAAAAAAAATAATATTGAAAAAATGACAAAAAATATTTTAAGTTTAAATGATTTCAAAGGTAAGAAATCTACAACACAAGTATCAGCAGTAAATGAAATGGTAGACGCAATTGACGATTTTTATCGTGTAAGTGTTGATGTCGATCTTCCAAAATCTTTAGTTGGCTCATTCATTAAGAAAGTTAAAGAAAGTACAGGAAAAGATTTGAGAGCAGAAATGGGTGAAAAAAGATTAGCTGAAAGATTAGTACAATGGGCTAATGAAAACTATTTGAATATTGAAAATCTTCCAGTTGAAATAGTAACAGGATCTGATAAAGGACCAGTTCAAGCACAACCACAGGCACAAGGTGCACAAGATGAGTATGGTGATGAATCACAAGTTCAGCCAGCACAAGGAGCACAGGCACAAGCACAAGTTCAGCCAGGTACAGCACAAGCTCAACCTGCAGGTAGTGCTCAGGCACAAGTTCAGGCAACTATTCAACCAAGTGCTCAATCTGCTGCTGCACAAGTTCCAGCACAAGAAATCTAATTAATTTTTAAACAAAAAAAGATTATTACTTAATAGTAATAATCTTTTTTTTTGCGAATTTATTAATATTTAATAATTCTTAGGTACATATAATATTCTTTCTAAAATTTTTTCAAATCTTAAATCTGATAAGAATTCTTTCATCTTTTTATTTTTTTTGTGCTCATAAATAGTGGAACAATTACAATAATCATCATCAATAATTTTAATCATAACAGAGTCAATTTCTTCATCAGATAAACTAAGAATAAAAATCTTAAGTTCTTCTTCCTGTTCAGATGTCATTTTGAGAATATCAAAATCTTTAAGAATGTCATAAAATTTTGAATTTTTAATACTATCAAAATCTTCAATTGTTTTAAATTCGATTTGTTCCAAGTTCATAATGTTTTTTATTAAATTTTAAATACTTTAAATGAATAATCTCCGTCATATTGTAGTGCAAATTCAGTCTATTTTAATTTATTCTTTCATCATTTCAATTAATTTGAATACAAAGATACAACATTATCATAAATATACAATACAATTTGAATGAATAAGGTATTTATTTAACTACAAATAACATTTATTTGTCAATAAAAATAAAATGACTTTAATTTATTAATATATAATATAAATTAATATAAAATTAATAAAAAAATATGCCAATAAAACGCTATAGTGATTTTGATACATTAAATGTACAAAACATACCTACTGAATCTAAAATTTCAATTAATACTTATATTGAAGATGAACCTATAAAAGAAGAAGTTTTATTGACTCCTAAAGATGATTCTACTTCAACAATTGAAATATTAGAAGAAAGAATTATCAAATTCAATAACGGTAATATAACTGATATACTTGAAACAATTAAAAATAAATATTCTGATACTGATTATTTTATCAGAAAGAAAGATAATCAATTACACATTGTTAAGTACAATGAAAAATTAAAAATGAATATTAATGAATTTGTTAATAGTTTATTGAAATACTATTCAACTAAGCCAGAACTTAGAAAAATCACAGAAGGAATAAAAGTAAAAGGGAATGGTAATTTTTCAATTGTTGAAAATATGAATCCAAAACATTCTGATAAGTTTATTAGTGATATAACATCTCTACTCTCCAAGAAAAATTAAACAGTCAAATGGTTGTATATTAGAAATATTTTGTTATCTTTGTAATCTAATTATAAAAATAAAAAATATGGCTGCACCAAGACTTCCAAATGATATAAATTATTGGCTAAAAAAAGGCAAATCTGGAAAAAATGTATGTTTAATTACACACAATGATTTAGACGGAATAGTTTCCGCAATAATAATGAAGAATTATTTAATTAATCATGATTTTAAAATTCTTAGATATGGTTTGATTGATTACCAAGAAGGTGTTGATGCATTCAAATTAGATAACTCACTGATTAATATAACATTAGATTTTTCTTCGGATGATGAGTCATTTAATTATTATGTCGACCACCATGGAATTTTTTCTGAAGAAGAGAAAATAATAGCACAAAAGAAAGGTAGTATAAAAACAAATACTGGTTCTGCAGCTGAAGGTTTAGCTCAACAATTAGGCATACCATTTTCAAATGACACAAAAGATTGGATAGACATGATTGATTCTGCAAAATATGATGAGTATCATGTAGACATCAAAGGTATATTAGATTTTGATTTAAATAATATTATCAATAGTGATAATGCAAAGTTAAATTTTGCAGCATCATTTAATCAAATGCTCAAGCGTTCTGACCATAAAACATTTATTGAAGTTATAAATGCATCTCAAGAACCATCAATATATAACATTTTCAGATTATTTAAAATATTCTATCCTAAAAATAATCCTAATTTCAAAAATGGTGATGAACCTGAATTTGTATCTGATGCATATTTAAGATTAGAACAAATGAAATCAAAAACAAAAGGTATTGGAAATGAATCACAAGGGTTCACAGAAGATGGTAAAAAAATAATATTTTCATCACAAGATGAATTTTGGAAAAAATTTGCACAAAAAATTCCATACATAGATCATGATGATGAAGGTAATGTAATAAATACTGATGAATTAAAATGGCAAGTTAAGCCTGTTGTATATCAAATAATAGGAAATTTAATGTATGTACCGTCAGGAACTTGGGCGAATGCATTAAGAGCTAAGGCTATTTTTTCACAAGATGTTGAATCAGGTATTATTCAGTATAATACTAAATTAAATTTCGTTCTGTTACAATATGGTAATACACTTCAAATTGCAAATTTGACAACTAAAATGTCTGATATGTCGCCAGATGATTTACCAAAAGATAAGAATGGTATACCAATTGATAATTTAGGTTCATATATGGATGGTTTATTAAAAAACTTCAAACAACATTTAGAATATGATGATGATAGAACAGTTGCAGGTGGACATACTGGTATTGGTTCAATATCTAATATTTTCAAAAAATGCAAAAAAGAAAATTATAAAAATATTAAATTTTTAGATTTATTAAGAAATAAAATTATTAATGATATTTCAGGAGTTAAGTGGGGTATCACAATGGCTTGGAATGAATCAGATGAAAAAGGCAAAGTTTTTGCACCTGATGAAGTCAATAAAAAATTAATGGATATTAATAATATTAGTAGTGAAAATGATATTAAAGTTGAAAATGATGAAATAGAAATATTAAATTATATTATTACAAATAGTATTAAAGATGAAAATATAATTTCAAAATTCAAAAATGATACTATCAGAAAAATATATGATATTTGGCTAGATACAGACTTTAATGAAATTAAATGTAGAACAGTAAAATCAAATGATTTAGAAAAAATATATTTCAAAAGAAATAAAGACATTGAAAATAGTATACTATTTGAAAAAATTTATACAAAATTTGAATTGAATGATATTTACAGTAGCACTCTAATAGATGCAAGAAAAACTCAAAGAAAAGAACTTAAAAGAATATTTAAATATATTTTCAATATAATGAATAGAGTATATATTAAAAATGATACAAATATAAAGTTTGAAATATTATTAAAAAATACACTTATTTAAGTGTATTTTTTTTTATATATACTGAAAAATAAATATATTTAAATGAATCACGTTAAATTAATAACGGAAATGTACAATAAAAATCCAGAATATGAAATAAATTCATTTGGATGGAAATTTCCAGTAAGAAATTATGTTGATGATGTATTTGATCACATATCACACATATATTGTAATGAAAAACATATAAGTGAAAAGTCTTTTAATCAATTAGATGAAGCGGAATCTTATCTAAAAAATATGTTTGATAACAATCCAGAAATATTAGAAGAAATAAATAATCTTAAAGATAAAAGAAAAGAATATACCGCTGAGTTTGTTTATGATAAATATTTCAAAATGAATTAAATTGGCATGAAAGTAACTAGATATGAACAATTTTTAAAGTTGAAAGATAAATACGATATCGAAAGAAGTAATATTATGAGTCTAATTCAAGATTATTATAATTTGAATGATGATTTCAGAATAACTCATATTGGAGATAATAATATTAAAATTGTCTTAAATGTTAGTAAGTCTGATGAAATAGATTATGATTCAGGAGAATATTTTTATTGGATAGAATATTATGTACCAGGAGGTAGAAATTATGATAAGTTAACTCAAAGTGAATATGATGATATGATTAAATTTATAGAAAATCCTGATGTATATAAAAACTCAAAAAAATTTAACATATAATATGAAGGTAAATAAATATGATGAATATTTAAAATTAAACCATGAGTGTGAAAGAATAAGGTTAGATATTATGAATCTCATAAGTGATTATTATAATTTCAATGATCAATTTAGAATAAATCATTATGGATATGGACTTAAAAAAGTTAAAGCAATTAGTATAGAAAAGACTATTGAGAAAGATTTTGAAAATAACGGATATTTTTATTCTGTTATGATTATTATAGAATCTAGTTCTAAAAAAAAATATTGTGATATTATAAATCAAAGTGAATTTGATGATATAATGAAATTTGTAGACAATCCTGAGGTGTATAAAAATTCAAAAAAATTTAACATATAATATGAAGGTGAATAAATTTGAAGAAATAAACGAAAGTTCAAGAGAAAAAGGATATTTTATTGAACCTAAAAATGGAGAATTGAAACTTGGCAACACCATGAGTTCTAATATTTTCTTAACTGATGATGAGTATAGTAGAATAAAAGATTTAGCTGATAATATAAAAAAATCTTGTGAGAATTATAATGCAATGAAAGAAACACAGATATTAAGACTAAGAACTGCAATATCAAAAGTTAAAGATGACTCTGAATTTATGAGAACAACTAATAAATTTAATTTATAAAAATAAAAAGTAATATGAAAATAGAAAAATTTAATGAAGAAGTTGATAAGGATAAATTTAGAAATCCTTATGAGTTGAGTGAAAATGGAGAGTTAACTAAAACTCAGGAATATTCAACAAGAAGAAATAATAATAAAACTGTTTATTTAACTGATGAAGAATATGATAAATTAAAAGGATTGTCTGATAGTACAAAGCATATGTGTGAACTTTTAGATGAAAAAAAGAAAGTGTACGTTAGCATAGTGATAGTAGCAATAGAAAAAATTAAATCAGAAACATTTAAAAAAAATCAGTAGAATATCTACTGATTTTTTTATTTCTTTTTAGATGCTAATATAATATCAATTGATTTGTTAATATCTCTATCTGAAATTCTCATATCTTTATACTTATCGTGTATTTCTACTTCACTATCACCTATGTTTATTTCCTTTAATTCTTCTTTTAAATCTTTAAAAAATTCTTTCATACTTTTTTGTAATTTATATAAAGTTTCAATACAATCTTTCATTTCTCTTTGAAACATAGAAACAGCCTGAAATAAATCAGCGTCTGAACTGCCATTATCTATTTGCTTCATCAGATTTATTAATCCTCTTTTTGAACATGAAATTGAAAATTTTAAATCAGAAATTGCAAGTGCATCATTTTTTATTATGTTATTTATATTTTTATTTAACATAATATCTTCTGATAAATATAAATTTGCTATGCATTCAAGTGTTTCTTTAGATTCTTCTCTTATTACTTCCAAATCTTTTTCATAATCATGCATTTCAATTTTGAAATTTAAATCTATGTTATTATTAACTGGAAAAAATTCTGATGGATCAAAATCCAATTCTTCTTGTGCATCTTCAATTTCAGTTTTTAATTTGTCTATATTTGATTGAAATGATTCTCTATAATCTTTCTCTGTTGGTGTTTCACTTTTGCTCATAAAAATAACTTTAATTTTTTAATATATATAAATAAATATATGTTATAAATGAAATATATCAAAAAATATGAAAATATTAAAGATAATAAGAAAATATATCCAATAGATTTATTTCAGCCCTTCATTGAATGGTTTTGTAATCTTTATGATGATATAATGAAAAAAGAAGGTTGGCTTATTTCACATGCATCAGGATTGAATATTCCAAATGAATATAATGTACCATATACAAATAAATATGGAGATTATTGGCAAATACAAAAAGATGATGACTCAATTTTAATTAAAGATGATATTGAGGCTGAGAAATATGCAAAAAATTGTGGATTATTAATAGACGATTATGGAATAATTATAGGATATAACAATGTTTCTTTTTTAGAACATCCAGAAAACTTAGAATTTTATAAAAACTCAAATAAATTCAATATATAATATGATAAAAAAATATAACATGTTTCTATTAAATGAAAACATATCAATGTCTAATGAAGATATAATTGAAATATTAAAATCATTAGAAACAGAAGACAACAAAAACTCAGCATTAATTAATAGATTAGTTAATTATAGTGATAAAAGTGGTAAAAACGTATTAATGAGTGTAGTTTCATCTAATAATGAAGATTTGATTGATTATATTTTAAAATTTAAAGTTGACTTAAATCAAGTAGTAAAATCTACAGGCGAGAATGTGTTATTTTTTTGCAAGAGTCTTAAAGTATTCAAAAAATTGTATGATTTAGGAGCTAATATTAATCAAGTAACCAAAATTAATAGAACAACACTAATTACATTAGCAATAAAGAAGTTGTTCAATGTTGAGTTATATCAAAAAATAATTAACGATGGAGTAGATATAAATAAAATAGATATCAATTCTCAATCAGTTCTCACAGGATCCATATTAAATAAAAAAATATTAGAATTATTAATAAAAAACAATGTAAATTTAAATGGTAAGGACCAAGTAAGTTATTTATATCCTTTGACTTATCAACTAAGACATTATAGTGATAAAAGTAAAAATATAGTAATAAATATATTTAAAACTCTATTTGATAATGGTGTGATAATTCAAGATATGAAAACATTTTCAAATATGTTACCAATGATTGAGAAAAATTTTAATATAATAGATGATTTTATGACTCCACTTAAAAAATATATGTATGATGATTTTGTTATTTTAATATACAATAGATTATATTATGAATCTGGATTAGGAGGTATTGACATATCAACAAAATTATTGAGATTGGGTGCATATCCTAAATTTTATAATATGTTAAAAAAGAATAATGGAGAACTTTTTTATGAGAGATTTGCTGATTTTATAAAGGAAAATCCATTTTATGAAGATATAACCAAATTTAACTTGTAATATTAATATATACTCATCATAATAATATATAACAAAAACAATACAATAGAATGGAATATTACGATCAATCGTATTTAGACTTGTTTAAACAAGTAAATACACAAAAATCAGAATCAACAAATTATGCATATGAGCAATTACGAGGTAACGACAACTCATACAACACTCAAATGTTAAAAGAAACTACTGACTATACTAATTATAACGATAATTATAGTAATTTTAAAACTCAAAATATAAATGAAGTAAGAAGACAAGAATACTCACAAGATTTTAACATTAATGAATTTAACATTGAGAAAAGAGTAAATGGACAGATTATCAATGAAGTTAAACAAGAAGAAAGAGAAAATAAGTTAAATGAAGTTATGCAAAAACTTCGTGACGAAAGATTAAATGAAATAAAACAAACTCAGGAACGTCAAAGATTAAATGAAAATATTGATTTCTCAAATTCTGATTATATATCTTTAGAAATGTTTGAAAAGGCAAGATACAATTCAATGATGCAGGTTGCAAATAGAATTAATCCAAGATGAAAAAATATCAAAAATTTAATATATAAATGTTTAAAGAATATTATGTAGGAAGAAAAGGTTTTTATCACAACAAAAATGTAATTATTATATCAAATTCATATGATAATATTGAATATCAAGATTTTGGCTTAATATTTGATAATTTTGAGATTACTATATATTTTGAAGATGGATCTAAGAAAATAGTTAAGTTAAAAGGTAATTTAATCAAAAGACAATTTACATTAAAATAAAAATGATTTTTATTATTTAATATATACAAAAAAAGAAAATATACGCATGAATAAAATCAAAGATTTTAAACAATATAATGAAAGTTTATCTTTAAATGAAAAATTATCAGATTTACAAATAGAGTATAGAGAATATTTTAAATTTATACTTGATTGCTATGATGTTAAATCTCCTGCAAAATTATCAGATGAAAAGAAAAGTGAATTTTTTGATAATATAAACAAATATTGGACTAAAGGAAAAGGTGCAACGAAAGATTTAGATAAAATAAAAATTGACATTTGCGGTGAAGAAAAAGTAAATAAAAAATAATATATATACAATATAAAAATAAAATAAAAACACATGAAAGATACTAAATTAAATAATCTACTTAGCATGGATAATTTTTCAGAAAAAGAAGTATTCAAAAACGCAAAAGTTACGAAAAGAACTGAAGTTGCAAAAGATATTTTTGAAAACAAAGAAGAATCTGGCGGAAAAAACATCACAGAAAAATCAAAGAGCAAAGAAGAAAACTCATATGGTAAATTAAACAATCTTTGTTGTCTTAATGATTTTTCTGAAAAAGACTTGTTTAAAAAATCAGGACCAACTAAACGTACTGATGTAGCAAAAGATATTCTTAAAGAATTCAAAAACATCAAAGATGAAGACGATGATGACGATGATGAAAAGAGTGAAAAGAAAGGCAAAGTTGTAAAAAAGATGAAAGATGATGATAAGAAAGATAAAGATGAAAAGAAAAAACCAATGAGCAAATCTAAAAAAGATGATGATGATGATGATGATGAAGATGATGAAGAAGACAAAAAAGGATTGTCCGCATCTCAAAAAAAATTACCAGAAGGCTTACAAAAAGCTATTTTAAAAAGACAAGGTAAATAAATTATGAGAAAGAATTATTTTTTTGGCTGGACAAATATAAAAAAATTCATTACTGAATTGTTAAAAACATTCTCAGATAAAAGTTCATTTTTTTCTAGAAAAAGAATTGAAGAATTTTTCGCATTTGTTATAGGACAATGGGGTATGATTTATTTTTTAATTGTGAATATTAGTAAAATCTCTGCTGGAGATTTCGCAATTTGGGCTGGTATACAATTTACACTGGCTGGATTTATTCTTTTTCAAATTCAAAAAGAGAAAACTCAAACAAATACAACAAATATTAGTGCAATTGATTCCAATGATAATAAAACAGACATCATAACAACTAAAACTAATTCTACTGGAGATCCTGGTACTACTGATCCAACTATAAATTAAAAACAAAAAAGCTTCATTTTTAATGAAGCTTTTTTTATTCCAAAGGAAATTTTTTTAATCTTTCTGTAGAGGTATTAAAAAAAGTCAAATCTTTTTCTATCATGATAAAATTTCTATTTAATTTTGAGCAAGCTACCCCAGTGGTTCCACTTCCACAAACATTATCAAGAACTAAATCATTTTCGTTCGTGTAAGTTTTTATCAAATATTCACATAAGGACAAAGGTTTCTGTGTGCTATGTAGATTTAATTTTTGTTTATCACTAGGAAACAACTGAATACTTCTAGGATATCTTTCTGTTGAATCATAATCAGAAAATACATCACATTTACCATATATTTCTCCTGTATTTGTATTTCTTTTGTGAAAAGCTGTAGAAATTTTTCTTTTATGATTAAATGTTTTTTGAGGATTAAATGTTGGTAACTTTTTATAAAATACTAGCAAATTTTCATGAGACTTCATTGGCATTTTTTTTGCGTTTAGATGTCCAGTTGATTGAGATTTTTCCCATATCCATTCATATCTTAACATTTTTAAATTACTACTTCCAAGAACTTTATCAAAAGGAGTTTGAGAAAACAATACAATTACTCCATGATCTTTAATTATTCTATTATATTGAACCCATAATTTATCTAAATCAATCTGAGAATCCCATTTACATTTTGTTGTACCATAAGGTAAATCCGCTAATATCATATCAACAGATTTGTCATCAATGTCTTTCATAACATCAAGGCAATCTCCTAAATAAATTTCATTTATATTTAACATTCTTATTCTATTATTTTATATTATTCTATTATTTTATATTATTTTATATGTTATTCTTGATAAAAAGATTTAATTTTTTTACAATATCCCTTATATTTGATTGGAATATCACTTCCAACATCACAAATATTCAATTCTTGTTGATTAATCATTGAAGATAATTTAGTCATACTATTTTCTCCATACAACAGTTTACCAACCTGATGAGAATGAATAAAAGCACCATCTAACATATTCCAATAAACTATTGAATTCCATGTAGTTGATATTTCCGTTGGACAATACAATTCAACTGTATCGCCAGCATATATATTTTTATAAAAGTCATCTTTACATATTAAATATTTCTTCTTATAATTCTGTATTGTCATTTGATTTTGAAATTATTTCATTTAATTTATCAATTCTTAATTTTCTTGCTTCTTTTCTTGCTTCATTTATTTTGTCATAATTTATAAATTCTTGCCACCTATTTAACATATCAATAGTCAAACTTTTACTGGGATTATCTGGTAAATCTCCAAAATCCCATTTGACATCAAATTGTGATTCATCTATTGTTATTTTCATTTTAATGCTTTTAATTTTTGTAATCTAATAAATGATTTTGTTTCTTGATGCTCATAATATTCCCAAATTTCCTTTAATTGAGATTCATCTTTAATGTGATGTTCTCCATCAATATCTACAACATCGACATAAAAAGATTTTGGAATAAACGGAATTTTTATTTCTTGACTACTTGTGATACGTTCATGCTTCTTATTAAAAGCACCTCCAGTATAAGATGAATTTCCATCTTCAACAAAAACTATTGCATCCAAATAATATGGTGAGTCATTTATTGAATTTTTAAAAACAGCAGAACAACGAGTATTTTGATAAGTCACATCATTATTATATATAGAAACATCGATCCATTCATCATCAGTACACATAATTGGCGCAATTGGTTTAAAATTTGCTAATTTTTTAAAATAGTCAATAACAATTTTTGCTGAAAATCCTGAATGTCCTTGTTTAGAAAACATCTCAAGTAATTCCAATACATTTTCTTGTACCCATCTATTTGGTCCTTCTTCACATTCATCAACTGGTTTATATCCTAATGCTATAAATTCTTTTTTTGCATGTTCTATTAAATTACTCATTTTTACTATCTTCTATTTTTTTAAATTTATTTATTCTTAATATATTATTAAATACTCTATATAATTCTGGATTACATTCTAACTGAGTTAATATTTTAGTTGCCTCTATATTTAAGATTTTTTCTTTCTCATTTTTTATATCTTCTTCACTCATATTTCTAAGTCTTTCAAGTTCATTCAGTCTACTATCTAATTGACTTGATATAAGTTTTTCATATATATTTTCAATTGTTTTTGCCTGTTTATTTAATTCATAATATGGATTAAATGACTTATTTAAAAAAATTATTATTTTTTTAATTTTTTTCATTTTAATTTTTTTAATTTTTTAATCTAATTTCTTTATAATAATTTTTCATATATTCTTCAATATTATTAAGTTCTTGCTGTGTAACATAAATGTCTATTTTTTTACTATCACCAATATTCATAATGTGATAATAAAATTTATTATTGACTGTCTTTACTCAGTGACAAACTAATCCTAATGTAGTCAATTCTTCTTTCTGTATATATTCACTATCTATCTCCAATATACCCATTTTTTAGTTTATTTATTTTTTCTATTTTCAATTTTCTATATTCTTTTAATGACATGAAGTCACATTCACTGTACCAACTTTGAATAGTTGTTCCAAATTTGACAGAATATACAATTTGAGATTTATGAATTGAATATCCATAAATTTTATAGATTTTATACTCAGTTATGTTCCAATCGTAAGCATTTTTGGAATTATTTATGAACACAACGTTATCACCGACATGATATTTCATTTCTTAGATATTAAAAATTAAATGATTTGTTTGGGTTTTTTATTTTTTCTGATGTGAATAGTGCACCAAATTGTCTTTTATTGAATTCTGTTTTTCCATATTGTCCATCGACGTGGTATTTGTTGTCTTTAGTGTATGAATAATTGTAGGTTTTGTTGTTTTCAAACTGTCCGTAATCTAGCTTGCATGTAGCTCTCATATATTTTGTTATTTATTTTTTATGATATATTTATGACTTTTCCATAGACATTCTTTGTCCATCCATTGATATGTCCTTTATTGTTTCCAATTTGAACTCCTTGTTCTGAATTTTTTGATTTTACTATGTGAGTGTATAATTTTCCGTGATATTTAGCATAAACTATATCACCTACTTCAACTGATTCCCAAGTTGCTGGTTCTAATGTTACAGGTTGTTTTGATTTAATTAATGGAAGCATTGAGTTACCAGGTTCTTTACTAATAATTGTTTCTCCTGCTAAAAGTCTTTCAACTTTATTATTTACCATATAAAAATTGTTTTATTGAATATTTTTGTTATCTTTGTAAAAATCTATTTGAGTATAGAATCAATTTAAAATTATATCACTTATATCATATAAATAAAAAAAGTTTTATATTTTTAAAAAACATTTAATTAAAAAACATATATATAAAATTTAAAGATGACATAATATACAAAATGAAGAAAAAATTAGATAACTATTAGATTATTAAAAAATAATCAAATAGAAATGAAAAGAATAAAATGTCCGAAATCAGAAGTAGTAACTGACAACAAAACCTACAATATTATAACTAACGATAATACTGATCCTTATTGGGATGAGGGTTTACACTTTTATCCAGAATGCTCAAGATTAACAAGGAAATATAAAAAGAAACAATTGTTAATGTACCAAATAAGAATGTATAAAACTTGGAAACATAACAGAAATCATCAGTATAAATAATTAAAAAATAATATGATTTTATTTAAAAATAAAAATGAATTAATATATCTACATCAAACAACACATTATGGAAGTTATGATACAACATCAAAACTAAAATATAAATCTATTGGTAGTATAATGAAATACTTCAGAACTATGATTAATATTGATAGATATTGTGAAGTTTTAATTGAGTCAAAATTTAAAAATGTTATTTATCCAGTGTTTGATTTAGATTGCAAATCTAAATATGAATTATTCAAAACTTTATATAAAGATACTCCATATGTAATATTTATAAGTAGCTATAACAAAGGAGCTGACAGTGAAAATGAATATCACTATTGGGGTATCATAGATGAACAATATAAAAAAATTAAAAAATTAATATTAAATCAAAATTGGAAATTATGCAATGACCAAGATTATATAAATTTTTCAACACGTATAAATAAGGTTCTAATTAGAGGAATATATGAAAATAAAAATAACAAGCCAAAAATATTTGAAAAAAATGGAGTTCTATCTGAAAATTTTGAATTATTTATATCTAAATTAGAAAATCATTATAATAATAACGGATTTGAATTGTCTATATTAAGATATAAGGATACTGAACTATTGATAAAATTCAATAGAAAAATAAAATTAAATAAAATAAATTGTAGTGAAGAAGAATCTGAAATTTGAAGATTTATATAGTATATCTAATTTTGATTATGCAAGTTTATATCCAGAATCTTTTGATATAGATGAAAAATTAGCTGCTGAACTAAAAAGAAAAATAACAAAAATAGAAAGAAAGAAAAAGATAGAAAAAATAAATAACTTAAAATGAAAAAAACAGTAAATGGTTGCTTGAATTGCCCTTTTTGTCACACAGAATATGACTATGATGCAACAGTAAATCCAGACACAAATATATGCGTATTATCAAATTATTTAAAATTAAATGAACATTATATCGAGTTAGATGAGAATGAATATAAACCAAAATGGTGTCCTCTTATAACTGAAGAATATACTTTCAAATTTAAAGAATTATCTAATAAAACAAAAGATGATATACTATCTGTAAACAAAAAGATATCTGAAAATGAATCTCAATATGAAAAAGATACTGAAAATGATGAATTTGATTATAATGCAAACAATATGGAACGTGAAGAATTGTATAAAAAATTAGATGAGTTAATAAATAAAGATGATATAGAAGAATTTAATAATAATATCAAAGAAGATTTTAATGATAGTATAAATCAAGTAAAAAATCAACTGAAAAATTTGGAACTGCTTGGATCTAAACTGAATAATGAACTGAATAGTTTAGGCAAATTATAATTAAATTATCATGGATATAATACCAATAAAATCAAAAAAACAAGATAATGGATTATGGGGTATGCCTCGTAATTGTTATCAAATGGATAATTTTATTACAAAAGATGAAAGAAAAGAAATAATTAGGTCTGCTGCAATAACATTACTTAATGAAAGATACAATAGAAGGTTTGAAATTTTCTATTCATGCGAAACATCTTTTTCTATTAGGTTTGAACACAAAATATATACACTTATGTATTCTAATCATGAAGTTATAGGTGATGTGCTATATCAATTTGTTGATGATAAAGAACATAATATTTTTTTGAGAAAACAAAAACTTGTAAAATTATGTCAGACAATATAGTTTCAAACTTAGACATTAAATCATATTTACTCTTATTAAGAGAATTAAGACAATATTATAACAAAAAATTTAATTTAAATATTTCACATGATGTAGATATACTTTCAATAAGTTATAACAATAATAATTCAAAATATGGAATAATTATTAAATCTAATATCAATGGAAATATATGCAGACAATCAATAAGTAATCATTTTATAACTGAAAGAGAATTGATTTCAATTTTAAGAAAAATAAAACTCAATAAATTATGCAAAATAAAGAATTGACTTATCAAGATTTTAAAATTGGACAAGTTGTTACTTGCGTAAAATATGACAATGATGATTACTGGGAACAACATTTAACAATAGGCAAAAAATATAAAATCAATGATTTAGATTATCATTTTTTTAATAAAATTTGTATAAAAACTGACACAAAAAGATTTTCCCAATTTATACCGATAGAATTTTTCACAGATGATCAATCAATTAGAAAAATGAAATTAGAAAAACTCAATAAAATATGTTCAAAGTAGGTGATTCTGTTACTTTTATTAATGATGATGGAGATTACCTTTCTCGTGAATATCTAAAAAAAATGAGAAAGATATAAAATAAAATCAACAAATCATCTTTTTTATTCAATCTACATTCGTATTGAAACAAGAAATATTGTATTATGGTTTAAATCATCATATTTTATTAAAACTTCTTATTATAGAAAAATGAAATTAGAAAAACTTAATAAGATATGTACAAAGTAGGTGATATTATGGTTTGTATTGATGATAAACCTTACTCAAAGGAAATATTTTATGATTATTCTTCTTGTATTTTAGAATATCATAAAATAAATCCATTAGAAAAGTATAAATATTATACAATTAAAGAAATTCATACATATTGGGGAGATGATGGAAATTGTGGAGACAAAATTGATAATACCAGTAGTACATATGAAAACACATCATATATATTAGATGAAGTTGAAAAGATACATGGACATACTGTTTTTGATATGAAAAGATTCATTGGGGTAAAAGAATATAGAACATTGAAACTTAATAAAATAAATGAAAAAAATAAATAAATATAAAATTGGTGAAATTGTTACTTGCATCAAAATTGATAACACAAATGATCACCTTATTTCAGTAGGCAAAGATTATAAAGTATTAGAAATAATGCTTGGAGCTATATCAATAATGACAGATGCTGGAGTTATATGTTATATAAGTTATGGATCATTTTTCATTAGTAAAAGAGTTTTAAGAATGAATAAAATAAATAAAATAAATAAATTGAATGAAATATTTTGTCAATCAAAATAAATGTAGTACATTTGCAAAATATATTAAAATAATAATTAAAATCAATTAAAAAAAGGAGGTAAATTATGATTGAATTAAAAGGTAAATATACTGACGCTAAAATATTTATCGATGAAGTTGAAGAAGGAGTATATACTCAAATATATGATAGTATTAATTCTGAGACATCTAAAGGATTGAAAATCAGAATAATGCCAGATACACATGTTGGATCGGGATGCGTAATCGGATATACACAAGAATTAGGTAAATACATTAAGCCGTCGACGATCGGAGTAGATTTGGGCTGCGGGATGCTTAGCGCAAGTTTTTCAGGTAAGACTTCATTAGATTTAGAGAAAATTGACAATCTTATACGTGAAAATGTTCCTATGGGATTTGGTATGCACGAAGATATTAAATTTAAAAATATACCGTTTGGCGATGTTCAAGTAATTGCGGATAATTTCATTGTAAAATTTAATGAAAAATTTGGAACTTCTTATGAATCACCTACATACAATGAAAAATGGCTAACATCAAAATTGAAAGATATAGGTATTGACGAAGGTAAATTTTATAAATCAATTGGAACGTTAGGCGGTGGTGAATTGATTGCCACCGTATTAGTTAATAGCTAATAGTAGTTAAAATCGTCCAAATCGGTGGACGGCTGTGATGCTAATACCGAGGGAAGTGCTCTGTCATTTTAGATAACACCCTGTAACGAATGGAGGGACTTGTTTTATCTCACTGTAATACACAAAGGTAAAAGGTACATTCTGAACAATATTTAATAAGAAGATATTGAAGATAGCAGAAATGTCTATCTCGTTATTACAATTTCAATGAAATGTAAATTTTCAATAAAGTGAAATTATATATACAAATAAAAACACATTATGAAAATAGACATTTTAAATAAGAAACATGCATACATTATAGGTTTATTACAAACTGATGGTAATTTATACGAATCAACTAGAAATAGAGGAAGAATCACACTTGAAATAAATAAAAGTGATGATAATATATTAAAATATATAAAATCTATTCTTAATTGTAATGTTTCAATAACTGAAAGAACAAGAAATATTAATATTAAAGAATACAAATATATTTCAAATACATCAGCATTAAAAATATTTGAATTAGAAACAAGAAATGAATTTAAAAAGTATTTACCTGTTGGTAAAAAATCACACACAATTCAGAAACCAGATAATATAATAGAAATTGATTACTGGAGAGGAGTTATAGATGGCGATGGATCATTAGGATTTACAAAAAAAGGATTACCTTTCATATCTTTAGTTACATGTTCTAGTAAACTTGCTGAACAATTTGTTGTTTTTTTATCTAACATTATTGGATATAAAAAAATAACAAATAAAAATAAAAGAGATAACTTATATAATATAATGGTGATGAATGAAAATTCTCAAAAAATAATTGAAATATTATATTATAAAGATTGTATGAGTATAAATAGAAAATATGATTCTGCTCAAAAAATATTAAATTGGGAAAGACCAATTAATATCAAAAAAATAGATTTTGAACGTAAAATATGGACAGACTATGAAGATAATTATATTATAAATAATGATATATCTGAATCAATAGAAAATCTTAAAAGAACAAAGCAATCTATAAAAATGAGGTTATTTAGATTGAAATTAAAATAATAGTAACAAAATTGAATCACTTTATTGAACTTGGTAAGTCAGATAAGACTAATGATTATTGGGTAACAGTTCACTCTGGCTCAAGAAACTTTGGTTTGAAAATAGCTGAACACTGGACTAAAGTAGCAAATGGTAAAGTATTTGTTGCAACCAAAGAATATAACATGGAATTGGATGACATTACTATGAATACTTATCCAAAATCTGATATTGATAAAAAAATAAAAGAATTGAGAACAAGATACAGTCTTAATATTGGCAAAGAATATTTAGACGGAGAATATCTTATTGGTTATCTATTTGATATGATTTTTGCTCAACAATATGCTCTATGGAGCAGAAAAACTATGTTGTCTTTGATAAAAAAAGCATTGAATATCAAAAAATTTGATGAAGAAATTCATTCAATACATAACTATGTGGATTTCAAAGACTTTATCATAAGAAAAGGTGCTATATCTTCATATGTTGGAGAAAAAATGATTATACCATTCAATATGAGAGATGGAATACTTATATGTGAAGGTAAATCAAATGAAGATTGGAATAACTCAGCTCCACATGGTTCTGGTCGTTTGATGTCAAGATCAAAAGCAAAAGAGTCAGTTGATTTAAAAGACTTTCAGAGAGTAATGAAAGGTATATATTCAACTTCTGTATGTAAAAGTACAATTGATGAATCACCATTTGCTTACAAAAACTCTGAAATGATTGAAAAAGCAATTGGACCTACTGCTTTGATTCTTGATAAAATCAAACCAATCTTAAATATCAAAGATAAATCTGAAGGTACATCTTGGAAGGACAAGAAAGAACAAAAAAAGAAAGATAAGCAACGTAGTAACGAAAGAAATGAAATTTCTTACCAAAAAATGAAAAAGTTTTAATTAAAAAAGGATGAAAAAATTATTTTCATCCTTTTTTTGCGAAAATTTGTAAGATACAAATATTTTTATTATCTTTGCACAAAATATAAAAATGACAGAAGAAGATAGAAAAAAATATGAAGTAACTCTTAGAGAAAATCTATTAAAACATATTGATGATTTGAGAGAAAAGATTTCAAGCAATGAGGATTTTCCACATGGAAGTCAAGATTTAGAATCATTAGTTCAAATTGATGATAATGTTGAAGCTTGTTTAAATTGTTGGTATTATTAAATATAAAATATGAAACAAGTATTAGACGAAACTCAACAGATACATTATGTGGATGAATGTGATATTATAGAATTTATAACAATAAATTCTAATATGGAATGGAACAAATGTTGTGATTATATAAGAGAACATCATATATCATCAGTCGAAGGTAAATCTCATTGGAGAAAATCAGAATTAATTGAAGAAAATAAAGATGATTATGATCCAGAAGCATATTATTGGATATTAGCTTTTTTTGAAGCACATCCTTGGATAAATAAAATGATGATCGTGTTTGACAGTTAAAAAAATAAAGATAGTGTCAATTTGTCATATATTATGACTCAATGACACTATCATTGTTTTGGCATGACTATTGATTAATAATAAGTAATTAAATATTATATGTTTAAAATAGGAGATATAGTTGTTTGTATTGATGATGGTGATGATGCTACTACTTTTGAACCATATAAGAATTTAAAAAAATATTCTACGTATGTCATAGATGAGTATTGTTATAGTTATAATGTTAATAGTGTAGGATTAACTAATATAAAAGGTAGATTTGATGCTAACAGATTCATATCACTAAAAGAATATAGAAAATTACAATTAATAAAAATTAATAAAAAATAAAAAATAAATTAAAAAATTATGGGAAAAATTATTGGAATAGATTTAGGTTCATACAATTCAGCCGTATCTATAGTAGAAGGTGGACAAACAATTGTCATACCTAATTCAGAAGGATCGCTATCAACTCCTTCAATTGTATCATTTGATGAAAAAACAGGAGAAATTAAAGTTGGTGAATCTGCAAAAAGACAAGCAGCATTAAATCCAAAAAACACAATTTTTAATATCAAAAGACTTATTGGTAGAACTTATGAGGAAGTTAAACATCTTAAACGTCCTTATGATATAGTTGATAATAATGGTAAGGCTGGTGTAAAAATTGGTGAAAGAATATATTCACCAGAAGAAATTTCTGCAATGATCCTTCAAAAAATGAAAAAAACAGCAGAAGATTACCTTGGAACAAATGTAACCAATGCGGTCATAACAACTCCAGCATATTTCAATTCAGATGAAAGAAGCAGTACAAAAGTTGCAGGTGAAATAGCAGGATTTACTGTTGATAGAATTATATCTGAACCAACAGCAGCATCATTAAATATTAAAGATAAAACTGGTAAACTTTATATGATAGTTGATAGTGGTGGGTGTACAAGTGATTTTTCAGTTTTAGATATAGAGGACGGATTATTTGAAGTTATTGGAACTGATGGTGATTTAGATTTAGGTGGTAATTTAATTGATGACGCACTTGTGAATTTTATATCTGATGAATTTTTAAAAGAAACAGGCGTTGATATTCGTAAAGATCCAATGGCTCTACAACGTGTTACAGAAGCATCAGAAAAAGCAAAAATAGAATTGTCTAATACTACACAAACAGAAATAAATTTACCATACATCACTGCTGTAGATGGACAACCTAAACATTTGGTTCAAAAATTAACAAGATCTAAATTTGAACAATTGATTCAATTCTATGTTGATAAAACAATATCATTGATTCAATCATCAATGAATAAAAGTGGTAAGAAAGTTTCAGATATTGACGAAATTGTACTTGTTGGAGGTAGCACTAGAATTCCATATTTGTCAGAAAGTATTGAAAAATATTTTGGTAAGAAAGCGAATAAGTCACTTAATCCTGATACTGCAATTGCATCAGGTGCAGCTATACAAGCATCTGTTCTTGCTGGTGATACAACTGACATCTTATTACTCGATGTTACAGCTTTAAACTTCTCACTGGAGAGTATGGGCGGTGTAGCCAGTGTCATGGTAGAGGCTAATACAACAATTCCTACAACTAAGACACAAATATTCAGTACAGCCACTGACAATCAGCCTGGTGTTCAGATTAATGTTTCAACTGGAAATAGAAGTATGTTTAAGGATAATAAAATGTTGGGAACTTTTAATTTAGATGGAATTATGCCAGCCAGACGAGGAGTACCGCAAATAGAAATTTCGTTTTCAATTGATGCAAATAATATTTTGACAGTTACTGCAGTTGATAAAGCAACAGGAAAAAAGAATGACATTAGGATTGAAGGTAATTCATCTCTAACAAAAGAAGAGATTGAAAGAATGAAAATGGAAGCTGAACAAAATTCTGATGCTGATAAGAAAGAAAAAGAAAAAGTTGATAAGTTGAATCAAGCTGACTCAATGATTTTTCAAACTGAAAAACAAATTGAAGAATTTGGTGATAAATTGAATGAAGAAAACAAAACTGAATTGAATTCTAAACTTGATAATCTTAAAGAAGCTCACAAAACTCAAAATGTTGATAATATTGATAAATACACCAAAGAACTTAATGATGTTTGGCAAAACATTAGTGGTAAACTTTATGAAGAATCAAAAAATCAGTCAACGAATGAAAGCAATTCATCTGACAAAAAAGATGATTCTGAAAATGTAACAGACGTGGATTTTGAGGAAATAAAATAATATTTAACATAATTAACATAAAAAAGTCAGAATAATTATTCTGACTTTTTTTTATTTTTTATTATTAGGAGAGCCACCACGAGTACCCACATAATTTATATCATACTCATGATACAATTCAAATATTTTTGCATATTTCATATTTAATTTTTTTATTTCTCTTATATAAAAAAATTGTCATATAAAATATTTTTATTATCTTTGTAAAAAATATAAACAATGTTGAAAATAGGTACAAAGTATCTTTGTAAGAAGTCAATATATAGATTTGAAAAAGGGCATAGTTATTACACAACTTGGTGTAGCAACAGTGATGTTATATTACGTTTGATAGTGGATGGAATAGAGTTTGATGAAATTTTCTGTATATTTAAATATACAACTTACTATTTTTATTTTTATGATTATTTTTACAGTGAAAAAGAAGAAAGAATGTTAAAATTAGAAAGCCTCAATAATGTTGGATAGTAGAATTAAAAACACAAAAAGGAAATATTGTTGTAAAGAATCAATATATGATTTCGTTAGAGGTAATTATTATGTTATGAATGAGTTATTTAGATATTTTGTTGAGATGCGTAATATTAATGAAAATAATCGATATACTTATTATTGTTTCTCATTAGAAAAAGATTATGAAGAACTTCCTAATTTTAATAGATTTTTTTATTCTGAGAAAGAAGAAAGGAAAGTAAAATTAAAACAAATAGAAGAATCACAAAAAATCACAAAAAATAATAATATTTTACTTGAATCATAAAAAATAGTTGTATCTTTGTATCATAATTATAAAACTAAATAAAATGAAACAGCTTAATCCAGATCAAAAAGAAAAGTACAGAAAAATATCTGAGGAACTAAACAAATTGAAGAATGAGTTTGACTCTATTTCGTGCCAATTGTTATTTGTAAAGGACTATATTCTATCAGAAGAAGTAAGAGCCAAGATTGTTCCAATAGTTGAGGACATGAATACTATAGTTAATGAATTATCAATAAAAACTAAATAAAATGGAAAATCCTTATTATCAAATGATGATTAATAATGCAAGAGCATTTGTTAGATCAAACAAAAATCAAGCAGACGTTGAAAACCAAATTTCAATTTTTGAAATTAGTGAGGTTCTTGCAATTTGTACTGGTAAATTAAAAGAAGATATTGTTATTGAACTATCTGGACTTAATGAATAAACATTCTAAAATATAATTCAATGACAAGAGATCAAATATTACAACAAATTAGAAATGAGGCATTGAATAATATTGCGAAAATTTATAATCCAAAATATAAGTTTGACTACTATGACAGGGATGATATAGGAGATTACTATGACTTTGGTGATGATGTAAGTTGTTCTGAACAAAGGGAGCATAAAATAAGTTCTATCATTGAACAGATGCATAAAGACATTGAGTAAACAAAGAGAAAATATAAAACAATCTAAATTATAAGGCAATGACAAAAAATGAAATCATACGACAGTATAAAAGTGAAGCATTGAATAGTATTGCTAAAATTTATCATCCAAAATATCATTTTAGGTACGAACAATGGAGTGAAGATAGTTTAGCTGAACAAAGAGAAGATGAAATTCGTTCAATTATCAGAAAAATGAATAAAAACATTGAAGAAACAAAGAAGAAATTCAAAGAAATAGAATTAAAAAAGACAAAAGAAGAATCTAAGATATGAAAATAGAAGATATAAAGCCACTTGGTAATTTTGAGGAAATATTGAAAAAAATTAGAAAAAAATCTGATAAAGTAATTACAATATGTCACAAAGAAAAAAAGTATAATTCTGAAGTTTCAAGATTAATTAAGTTAATCTGTGGAGATTTTGCATTAATTGAAGAATTATCTGATGGTATTAGGGAAAAAGAAGGTTGGAACATAGAAGAAATGACAATCGACTTGTTATATACTCACTTGATCATAATAGATTTAAATGATGTTGCTCAACTTTATTTAAATGTATTTAAAATGGCACCAAGATCAAAACAGCTACAAGAGATGGTGAATGACAATAAAGATATTTTTGGTGATTTAAAAATTGAATCATGAGAAAATCAAAATGTAAAGATTTCATACTAAAAAACTTTGATAAGTTTGAATATGATAGTATTAATCATCATTTTTTTATGCCTATAAAAAATAGTTATTATACCATGTTAACTATTAAACTATCTGAATGTGGGAATGATGATAGATTTTATTGTGTGTGTTACTGGGGTAATAGAAAATCATGGTTATGGTATTTTAAAGAAGATTTCTTTTTTTGTGCTAACATTGTCAGTAAAACCAAACACACAGATATTGATACTCATATTTTGAACATTCTTAAATCAAAAACTCATTATTATGAAACCAATAGTAAATAAAGATAATGATTTAATTTCAAGATATTTGTCCATTAGGCAAGAACTCATTGAAGAATTTAAAAAATCTAATGATAAAAATAAATTCAATGACTATTGGTTATCCAGTTTTGTTGAAAATAAGGGTGATGTTGATTCATTGTTATATGAATATGATAAAAGTATAACAAAATCTAAATTATCTGAGAAATCATACATTATAATTGACGACGGAAATGTGGTAATAGTAGAGCATGATTTTATTGCATATGAACATAGGCATGGCGTTGAGTCTTTTAAAACAAAAGAAGAAAGAAAGGACTGGCTGAGTAAAAAATCAAAAGAGTATGATTATAATGCATTTAAAGTTTTTGATTGTCTTGAACTTAAAGAACTCAAAGGAACAATTGATGATAATTATGAAAATTTCATAGAAAAATATGAAAATGGTTATACTATTTTTATCAAATCAGATAGTCTATTTAGTGATAATTTAATTGGTAATTTTATAGAAGAATAATAAAAAGTATGAAAAAAACATTAGTTGCATTATGGTTTATACTGATATTCAGTTTATATTCAGCATTAATATATCAATTTGCTATTAAAATATCAGAAAAATCAGATTTCAGAAAAGACAATTTTAAAGATTGTATCATCGAGAATAAAGATTATCTGTCATTAAGTGAGTATGCTAGTTTTAATGACACAACATTTAAAATGTACTTCAAAGATAGCTATTATACTGACATGACAATTAAATTGAAATCAGATAGCTCATATTTTGTGATATTCTGGGGTAACAGAGAATCAAAAATGTGGAACATCAGGAAAGATTATTTTTTCACTGTTGATATACCATATAATAGAAGTATAGGTAATGATGTATCAAAAGATATAGAAATACTAAATATTTGCAAATTTTCTGAAGTAAATGTATACTAATAAAAAATTATATGAAAAAAATATCATTGTTAATGTTGATTGTTTCTGTGAGTGTGTTTTCACAATCTAAATCAGATTGGAGTTTTAAAAAACCATACACTGGTAAATATCCATTTGGTATTAACACGTTTGATTTAGGAGTGTCATATTTAAACACAAATTATTCTTCTCCTATCGTATTATCATTTGGTATTACTTTTCTTAATTGTTATTTTTCATATGGTAGTAATTATGGTTCGAGTCCAGAAAATGTATATGGTGAAGGATATTTAACAGATAAAGAATTACTTGAAAGTTTCAAAGTTGGATATTGTATTACAACAAACAAATGGTTATATGTCATACCATTTGTGGGGCTTGTTTCTAAATCACAATTATATAGTGATATGGAATATGGACATATTAAATTGGGTAGTTCTAGTTCATATTATAATACAGGCATTATAATCTGTTCATCATTCAAAAAAATTGACATTAAATATACGTGTGGAATAAGAGAACAAGGAATCAGTGTTGGTTTAAACTTACATCAATTTGTAGATATTAAATAATATGTGAAAAATGTATACTAATAAAAAATCATATGAAAAAAGAAATGAAATTTATACTAATATGTCTTTTGATATCTTTATGTAATGTTATAAGATTTTTTATATTTTAAAAATAATTATGAAGCAATTAAGATTTACTACAACAAATCCGCATGGAATGTTTTCTTCTGAACAAAGTGAATTATTAATATCCACTGAGAATATTAATTTAGGTAAACTTATTAATCTTCCAATAGGAAAAGGAGCTTATATACACGATGATGCTGAGGAATTAGCAGAATTTGATATTCCATGTTTCTTAGATGGCGATTATGGACAACTTGATTTACCTATTGAAGAACAAGATATATTGATGATGTTACCGTCTGGTAATTATCAATGTAAATCTGAATTATCATATAAATCTATGATAAATAAAGATGAATATTATTTACTTACTCTTAAAAAATAAATCATGAATAAGAAAGTGTATTATAAAACTGATTGTGGTAAATTAGTGCAATACAATGAAAATACAGACACATTTTCTATAAGGAATGATATAAAGTTAGTAGATAAAAGAATATCATTCAATGAATTTCTTCTTCTTAACTCTACTATAATTAAATCTCAAGAGTTCAGTAGATTAATGAATATTTACTTCAATAGTATTAAAGATTCTTGGGTGTTTGATGGTACAGAATATCAAAGCTTAGATAACTTTGAATATAAGGATTATAAATTATCAGATAATTATATTCTTGGTAAAGAAGTACCATATCACAATTCAGAGAACAAAAGAAATATGGTTCTTGTGTATCATTGGGGTAAAGTTTATTATCATGATATTTCATATAATGGAGAAATGACAGGAAGCTTATATGACACAAAAACATTAAAATCTGTCCAGTGGTGCAAATTAAAACACTGTGCTCCAATATTCAATAAATTAACTAAAAAAATAATGTAACATGAAAACAAAATTAGAGAAATTCTACATTGAAATGAAAAAATTCGTAAATGATGATGATTATTGTAGTTACACAATGTCAGATTATTTATCAGAAATAGGTGAGATGATGAATAGGTATGATTTATCTACTGAAGATTTACAAGAAATTGTAGATTCTTATCCTAATGATTCAGATGTCGAGAGATTTGTAAAAGGACAATTAGATTTTGAAATTGAAGAAAAAAAGGAAACAGATAATATTAATATTTTACTAAAAAATAGTGGAGTTTTAGATATTGACAATTTTTATAGATGTCTAAAAAAATTAGGATATAAAATAAGTTTAATCTAAATAATTAAATGGAGGAATTAATTGAACAATTAAAAAAAAGTTGTGATAACTTAGAATTAATTTCAGAACTCACATTAAAATATAAGGATATTCAAGTGGTAGGTCAAATGCTATTCTATAAAGAATTAGAAGAGGGTATTTTAAATAAATTAATGAATGCAAATGAACATCAATTAGAAATAATGAAGTCTTCTTATAATTTCAGATATTATAAAAAAGAAATTACAGATAACCTAATTGATAATGCTATCAAAAATTTATCAAGAAAAAATAAATTAAACAAATTAAATTCAATTCAATAAATTAAAAATTATCATGGTAAATATAAATTTTCTTATTTTTTTACAAATAATTTCACTCATTGTGTGTGCTTTTTGTCATTTATCATCTGTTATTATTGGAATAAAATTTTATTGGAGATTATATCCAATAACTTCAATAATAGTATTGATTATATGTTTATTGGCTATTTATGTAATGATTCCAATAGCAAATTGGTTAAATGTTATGATATAACACAACAATAAAAAAAGTCAGAATAATTATTCTGACTTTTTTTATAAACTATTTTATCTTATAGATATATAATTATTATGACACATTGGAATTATAGAATTTTAGCAAAAAGAATAACAACAGATTTATACTCTGATGTTCATTTTAGTATTTATGAAGTATATTATAACGATGAAACGGACTTACCTGAAGCTTGTACTGAAAATCCAATTACTATAATATCTTATGAAAGTGAATGTGATGATCCAGTTGAGTCAATACAATGGCAATTAGATGTCATAAAGGAAGCTTCAAACAAGCCTGTATTGGACTATGATAACTTTCCTAATGAATATGTTAAGCATCTAAGAAAAAAGAAATTGAAGCAAATTGGAAATAAAATCAAGTAAACTTTTCAGCTACGACTTAGTAGCAAATCCTGCATTTTATAACTATACATTTAAAATGATATTTGATAGAGAAGAAGAAAGAAAGAAATTAAAAAATGATAGAACTGAAAAGTTAAATAGATTAAATAATCTATAAATTATTCTTCAGATTTATCATCAATCATAGTTAAATTATATATTTCAATCATAGAGATAACATGTTTGTCCCATGTTTTTGTTTCTGAATATCCTCCTCTTTTGATATTGAGTACCCATATATGATAATCAGTTACATTGTTAGATGTTAATTTTTTATAATATTTTCTTTTTGAAATGAATTCACAAAAATGTCTAAATGATACAGAATCATTATCATAACGTTTATAATTTTTTCCTTGTTTTACTCCAAAATAGTTATGTTTAGTTCTACTTAATCTACTTGTACCAGAACCACTTTCCCACAATGAAATAGCAAGTATTACGCTGACTGGTATTTTAAATTCATTACTTAGTGATATAGATAATTCATCAAATTTATTTATGAATTTTTTTTGTTCATTTTGTGCATTAGTATAAGCACTAAAAGTCAATAGCATAATTATTATGCTTATTATAATTTTTCTCATGTCTTTAATTTGTTTTTGATTGATGATTTTAAAAAGTAGAATTATTGTATAAATTCAAAGTAAAAAAGTAAAATCTGCCTATAAGATATGATTCACAGTAAGGAAATCAGCAGATTAAATCATCAATTAATTATAAAATTAGATTATCTAATTTGATTTATAATTATTAGTTATATTATTATATAGTAATAAATAGTTACCATAAATTAACTTAGTATGTTATTGTATAGACTTAAATAAACAAATAGTTTATTTTTATTTATAACTAACTAATAATCACGATATTAGTTAAATAGTTAAAAATAAATAAAAAATAGCTCTTGATTAATATAATCATCAAATTAATTAGTATCTTTGTGTAATTAAAAAATAAAAACAATATGGAAAAAGATATTTTCAAGTTTGAAGAAAGCAATTTTAAACAACACATAGTTTATGAAAATAAGCTGATACAAAAATTAAAATATAGTTTTGAATATTTGTTAAAATATATACCTATCAATACTGTTGATGATAAATTTACCTTTGACGATTTAAAATTTAGTGAGGGAAAAAACTATGATTGGTTTTTCTTAGTTAAGGATAATGTTCAACTATTAGTAAGACAATATAGTAGTCATTTCACATTTATATCTATTAACAAAGATAAAGAAATTTCATATCGAGATAGAATGTCTGTTTTCACAATAAGTGATGACCGTGACAAAATGGATGATGAAACCTCTGATGCACATGTTGATGACAAATTTTTAACAATGAAACAAATTCTTCCTTCACTAATTGAAATTATTGAAAAAGATAACGTTCATGCTATTTGGAATACTCTTTCATTTGTTCGTCCTAAATTCACTGAGGTTAAAATGGCTCAAATAGGTGAAACCATATACAGTTTAGATTTGTTATTATTTGCCTGTGATGAAGTTTTCAGTAAACATTGTGAATTGTTTGCTGAAAACGATATGGCTAATAAAATAGCTGATTTTAAAGTTGGTGATAAATTGGGTGATGCCTATATAATAACAGATGTTAAAAAAGAGATAAATAAAGAATATTTTTATAATACTGGTTTGTCATTCATCAATACAAATTTTTCTGGTAGCAAATCTGAATGGGCTGATGTATATTCATTAACAAGATATTACTTGGAATACATATTTCCTGATATTGACAAAAATAAAAAATAGTATGAAAAAATACACATTTACAAAATTTGTTGAACTTTCTATAGAAGAAGGAAAAAAAGAGAAGTGTATTCATGAAAATGGATTAGATTTATTTGATTTTTTAGAAACTTATAATAAGATTAATATTATTTTATTAAATTCTATTTATGGTGTATCTACAGCTAATATAATAAATGATTTTATATCTGATAGTATATATGATGAATTAGAACAGAATAAAGATAATTATATAATTTATGATGACAAAGATAATATCATAGCTGATTGTTCAAATATAGATAATTTATTTGATTATTCTGAAAGTGAAAGATTGAGATTGATATCTGAAAAATATTCATATGAAATGAATAAGCCAATGACAGATGAAGAAAGATTGAATATGATTAAACAAATATTTATACAATAAAAAATAATAATGGAAAGTATAATTTTGAAATTTATAGATAAATATGATGTCGATATTGAATTGAAATATAAAAAAAATTCAATAGTAGCAATAATTGAGAATGATGATTCGATAACAGTCATCAAATGTGGATTTATTAATAATCTAACAGAAGAAATTGAAAAAGTATGTAAGATTATTCACAAAAATAAAATAGATAAATATAATGAGTTAAATGAAAGACTCAATAAATTAGATAAAGATATATTTCCAGATAAATTATTTTAAAAATGAAAAAACAATTATTAGAAACTGAAAAATACTTATATAAATTATTAGATGATATCTATAATATTATACCAAATAAAAATATTAACAAAGCAATTTACAGTTCAAAAAAAGAACAATATGAGTACCAAACATCAACATTTAAATCGCCTTCAATATATCCTTGTGTGATGATGTATGGCACAATGAAAAGTAATTATAGCGATTATACAAAACAACATTTATATAATAAAGATTATTACTTTTTAATTGATGTGTTCTATATAACTTTGAATGATTTTAAAAAATAAAAAATAAAAAATATGAAAAAGAAAAATGCAATTTTATTCTCAAATGTGGATAGAGAAGATTACTGGGTATCTAATGGACTTGTTTTCAAAGTAGAAAATACAGACACTTATTCTGATGCTTATAATGAAATAAAAGAAAAGTTAGAGTCAAAAGAAGTTATTGATCATCTAATAGAAGAGGCATGTCTAGTTGATGACTTATTTGTATGTGATGAAACATACAAATTACTAAAAACTGAATATATTCACAGTTTATATTTAACTTTTCAAAATGACTCAGGAGAACAAGTTGAACACAGAATGTCAGCAGACTTTGTTTATTCTATTTAAAAAAAATAAATTTATGTCATCAGAAAACAAAAAAAGAAAATTAAAAAATCTTATTTTGTTAAATGGTGGTTAACAAACAAAACAATTAAAATTAAAAGATTAGGATTATATAATGCATCAAAAAGAAAGATTGATAAACAAATAGAAGAATAAATTAGTAAAAATAACAGTAAAATAATATGAATAGATTTTGTGGGATGATGCCTTCAAGTGAGGTAGAAAAAGAAAAAAGTTTCAGAGTTGGAGCAGGACAGTTAATTGTAACGATTCAAGCAGGAAAAAATGGTTGGACTATTTTATATGCTGATAGTTCATCAGAATATAAAGATGTTGTAGATACAACAGAAAACAATTTTAACAAAGCATTGAATATTCTAAATGAGAATTTTTGTGATGTAAATGAAACAAATGAAATAGAAATATCTGAGTGTTAAATTAAAATGTTTTAAATAATCAAACATGATAACAAACTTGAAAATTGGTGATAAAGTTATACTCAAAAAACCAACAAACATATTTGAGCAAATTGGAATACCATCAGATTTGAGTTTTGATAAAAATTACACTGTAGATGGACTACAATATTCATCTATTAACAAAGACATTTTGCGTATAGGAATATCAGAACAACCCTATACATTATATTATATTGAATTATTTGAATCATCATTAAAATCTGAAAGAAGAGACAAATTAAACAAATTAAACAAAATATGAAACAAACTAAATTAAAACTTTCAAACGGTGAAGAAGCACTAATTGTAGATAATAAAGATGTTAAAATTTTAAAATCAGAAAACTACAATTTCTTATTTAACAAAAAAACAGGGTTTTTTGCCAGATGGGGTAAAACAGAAGATGATGATGGTGATTTAGAAATAGGATTACCTGAAATTGCTGATATTGAAATTGACACAGCGTGTAAACAAAACTGTTCATTTTGCTACAAGAGCAACAATAAAGATGGTGAATATATGTCATTAGACACATATAAAAACATTTTTTCTAAGCTTCCTTTAACTGTAACTCAGGTAGCATTTGGAATAACAGACATTGATTCAAATCCAGATATGTGGGATATTTTTGATTATACTCGCTCTCAAGATGTTGTTCCTAATGTAACAATAAATGGATCACGAATGACATCAGAATTGTATGATAGATTATCAAAAACAATGGGAGCAGTTGCTGTATCAGTTGGTACATCTTATAATAAAGACAATAGTTACAACGCAATAAAAGAATTAACTGATAGAGGAATGACACAAGTAAACATTCACGATATGATTTGCTTGGAAAATTTTGACTATACAATGCAAGTAATTAAAGATTGTAAAAATGATGAAAGATTAAAAAATCTTAACGCATTAGTTTTACTAAGTTTAAAAACTAAAGGTAGAGCAGAAAATAGATTTCACCCTTTACCACAGGATAAGTTTAATGAACTTTGCAAATTTGCATTAGATGAAAAAATAAGTATAGGATTTGATAGTTGCAGTAGTCACAAATTTCTAAAATATTTGGAATCAGATAACTCATTATCAGATGAATACAGAAACAAAATGAAGCAATGTGTAGAGCCATGTGAGTCAAGTTGTTATAGTAGCTATATTGATGTCAAAGGAAATTATTTTCCTTGCTCATTTACTCCAAATACAGAAAATTGGAAAGAAGGACTAAATGTTTTAAAATGTGGTAATTTTATTGATGATATTTGGAATAACGAAAAGACTATTAATTTTAGAAATAACCTTATTCGTTGTAATCGTGATTGTCCTCTATATAAAATTTAAAAATTAAAAAGTGATGATTATTCATCACTTTTTTTTATTATTTCTCCTTTATACCTCCATCCTTTAGAAATTTTTCTAATACCGCTTATTATTTTGTGTATGTCTGTACAATTATAATTTTTTTTCATTTCAATTTTTCTTGATATAATTTCCCTGCCATCTATATGGTAAAATTTATATAATGTCTGATCCACATTCGGGTTCAAATCTGGATTTAACATAAACTTCTTAATATTATCTTTATTTGTTTCTGATAGTTTTTTACCTTTTTTATTTTTTGATATATTATTTTTCCATTCTTCTGTGAATATTCTGTTAGATAATTTATTTTTTTCTTCAGTTGATTTTATTCTACCTAATTGTGAATTTCTTCTATTTTCTTTCAACTCTTGAGATTTTTCTAATCCATAAAGTTCATCATAATTTTTATTATACATATAATGATTTGTGCCTGATTTATTTTTCTTTGATTCTTCTGACCATTTTTTTCCTTTTGCTCTACTTGGCTTTCCAGTCATAGATATTTTTAATTTCTCAATGTATTCTTTCTTTTGCCATTCATATTCCCTATTATTTTTTGTTCTGTTGGTCAAAAAATTTGCAGCACATAATAATTTAAAATGACAATTTTTATTTTTTTCAAAAATTCTAACCAACAATAAATGTGAAATATAATGCTCTCTTAGTGTTAATTTAACTACATTACTAAGACTATATTTTGATTTGACTAATTTATAATAATCATTAAATACTGATATAGAATAGTTATCATTGAATATACATTTTGATATTATATGATGTTTTTCATATACTTCATTATCAGAAATTGTCCTTTCTATTGCATTTGTTATCAATTTTTTATATATTTTTAAATAATCCATTTTAAAATTTTATATTTTTTACATCAATTCCGATGTTATCTAAATAGTTAATGAATAGCCATTCAGTAAATTTGGATTTGTTATTAACTAATTCTGATATTTTGTCATATACATCCTTATCTATAGTTATTGACATTACTTTTGTGTTTCTTTCTGTTTTCATAATAATTGTGTATCATTTTTATCTATATATAAATAAAAATAAGTCATATTTTTCTATTTTTAAACCAAGAATATTTTTTCATATATAATAGTAAAATATAAAATAAATCATGGGTAGACCAAAAAAAGAAACAGAAGAAAAGAAGAAGAACATAAGCATATCAATAAATAATGATGTTTTTGATAAGATAGATAAATACCTCAAAGATAACAATATAAATCGTTCAGAATTTGTTGAACAGATGTGGAAAGAATATTTAGATAAAAACATAACCAAATAAATTTTGATATGTCAATTATTTTTTGTATATTTGTAAATAATTAAACCTAAAAATGATAAGAAAAACAATTGAAAAAGATTTATTAAAAAATCTGTGAAATTTCAAATGCACCAGGATTAAGCAACACATCTACTGAAGGTGGAATATCTTACTATGATTGGTATTTAGAACTTATAAGTCTAACAGATTTATTTTTCACCTATGAATTAGATGAAGAATGTGTTGGATTTGTATTAGGTGAAAAATTATTATGCCAAGGCTCCATGCTATGGAGTGTTGGTGTATTACCTAAATATCAAAATACTGGAATTGGTGTTAAATTATTAAAACACTATGAAGAAAAATGTAAAGAAATAGGTATTACTTGGCTTTATTTGGATGGTTATGTTGAAACAGTAAAACCTGATAAAATGGAAAAACTTGGCTATTCTACAACAAACATAAAATATAAAGGTTACTATAAAGAATTAAATTAAATATGGATAACAAGTTAGAAGAATTATCTTTGAAAGAAGACAACGAAAAAATAAAATTTGCACTATTGGAGGCAATATACATATTCAGAACCACAGAAAATGGTGAAGGTATGTATGCTGTTCTTCAAGTTGAAGAAGCTGAACAGATGGTGAAAGATATAATCAAGGAATTGAGTAATATCGGCTATGAAATTAAAATAATTCAAAAATAATTTGGTAATTACAAAACATTTTTGTAACTTTATATAAATGACAGAAGCTACCCTAATATTAAATAATTTTAGATATGATATTGAAGATCGTACTTGGTATGGTTATACTCACAAATTTATGGTACGTGAAGTAGAAATGAGATATTTTACTAATTATAAATTATATTACGGTGGATATGATATTTTCTTAGGTGATTTCACTAATGAAGATTTATTCTTGAATAAAATGAAAACTTACAAAATTAAAATATTAAGATTAGAAAAATTGGAAAAATTGAAAATGTTATGAAAAGCAAAATTTTAAATTTAGTAAATAGTTTTTGGAAATTTGATTCCGAGCAACAACCAGCATCAAGTTGGAATGATAAGCAAGACCTTCTTAAAGAGATTGAAAAATATCAAATTGAAGAACTTGCTAATGTTAGAAATAAATTAAGTCCTATGAGTAATCTATTAGCAATATTAGAAAGTTCTTCAAATGATGACAAAATAATAATTAAAGATTCATTATATTCATTGGTTATTTCTGAAATTAAAAAATCAAAAGACGTTATTGAATATATTTCTAAAAAAGATTTAGAAAAATGATAGATAATAATTTAATATTATTCACATTTGATATGTCAAGCAAACATGGTGCAGTTCTTAAATTTTACAATATTGAAATTTGTAAGTTTATAAAAATGAATTATACTGGATTGAACATAAAAAGCTCATATGAACATATTGTAAATTTTAGTATTGATAAGAAATTATACAGGAAGTTAAAATTATTAAGTGTAACTAATAACACAAAACACAATAGTAAAGAAGAATTAATTTTAAGTTTTATTGAAAAATCTATAATTGTTGATAGCACTAAAGATTTTCATTATCCTGACTCTTATTTTTGGTATACAAATATTGATGATAATTTATACAAAAAAGAAATGGACATGAATTGTAAAGTTATAACAAATAAGATGCAATCTAAAATGTATAGTCAAAAGACAAAACAATATAACAACAACAGAATCTATCGTAAATGATTTATGAAAGAAGATACATGGAAAGAAGTTTTTGTTAGACAAATTGGTTCTGGTAGATTTTGGAAAAATCTACTACAAAATGATTTTGAATATAGAAGATTTTTAGATAGAAGTGATGCAGTTTATATTTGTAAAAAGGCTCAATCTGATGCTTATGATAATGTAATTAATATTTTAATTAAAGATATAATTGTCAATAAAGATTCTATTATTAGTATTAGAAATTTAAAAGACGAATTATGGAATGATGATGATTCTGCATTAGGAATGATAAAAACAAAAATTAAATGAATAAATATTTCACATATACAATAAAAGATAAAAAAGATAAAAATTATATTTTAATTAAATATCTTATATCAAATAATATAAATTTTTCAAGTTATTATGAATGTGAATATGGAGAGTATATAACATTCTGTGTTAATAATGATATTGATAGAAAATTGAAATTAAAAGTTCTTAATAACTTAATCATCAATAGTGAAGAAGAAAAAATTTTAGAAATTCTTAGTAATTCTACTTCAGGAGTGAGAATGCAAGTTATGCTAGGATATGATTTTGATTACACTTCAAAAGAAGCAAAAAAGTTTTCTATTGCAAACAATTTAATTTGTAGCTTTGATTTTAATGGTATCATTTGTTTAATTGACAAAAACACAAATCTCAATAATTTACATAAGTATTATAATGATGCTCATTTTATGAAATGGACTAAAATTGGTCCGATATGTGATGATGAATATGATGATAAAACTAAAAATGATTATGAGAAAAAATTAAAAAAATCTGAAGAGGAATCAATAAAAAGAAGAATTGAAGAACATAAAAAAGAAGTTGAAACAAAAAGAAAATATAAAGAAAAAATAAAAGGAATTAGTATTGAACTATTAGATGAAAAATCTTGGGAAGATTGGAAGTCCAATAATACTGACTCTTATGGTAATTGTATATTTGAATATGCTGAAGGATGGGCTAAATTAATGCAGTCAGAAGCAATATCAAAAAACAAAGAAATTGATTTAGATTTACTTAAAGAAGTAGCGAGCAAAACATCATTTGAAATGGATTTTTTAGGAATATCAGGGTCAATGTATTATGCAGCTAGATCAATACTTGTACAATGTTGGAAATATGGTAATTTACTTAAAGAATGGAGTGAGATTGATAAATGAAAATAATAAAAGAAACTTGTTACAAAGGAACTAGGATTTTAGTTGGTAATGAAAAAAGAGAATTGATAAATTCAATGATTAAAATATTAATTGATGAATATCATTTTGAAGAAATACAAATTCCTATTATACAATTTCAAGAATTATTCAAAGATAAGGTAGGAGAAGAAAATAACAACATGATGTACAATTTCAAAGATAGAGGAGATAGATATTTGTGTTTAGCTCCTGAATATACTGCAATAGCGCAAAAACTATCTAAAACAACATACAAAAATGAAAATGATGTATTATTGTTCTATGTTTGTGAATGCTTTCGTGGGGAAAAACCACAGTCGGGAAGATATAGGCAATTCACTCAACTTGGAGTTGAAATTTTAAATCCATCTCATGATTATCTTTCTGATGGAGCAAACTTGCAACATTTAGCAATGAAATTATTAACAAACAATTTCAATACTAATGTTGATGATTATGTTGTCAATAACGATGTTAGAAGAGGACTTGATTATTATAAAGATGGTAAGGGATTTGAAATAACTTGCGAAAAATTAGGTTCATCTAAACAAATTTGTGGTGGAGGAGAATATGATGGTGGAGTTGGATTTGCTATCGGAATAGATAGATTAATAAACTAAAAATAAAATATTGAATATAAATAATTAAAAATAAGAAAAATGAAAATAAGAAAAGGATTTGTTAGCAACTCAAGTAGCTCGTCTTTTGTAATTCTATTACCTGAGAATTTTCTTGATATTGTTGACTATAAAAAGATCACTGATGAATATGAAGATTTTCCATTAGATGGATTTAAAGAATTGTTAAAAAGGCTAGTTGATGACGGGGGTTTCTACAATGAAGAAATATATGATTATTCAAAAAAGTATGATAAAAATCATGAATATGATTTTTTTGATAATTTAAATGATGTAATTAGTGCATATGTAATAGCAACTGTAGAAGGTGGACCAGATGACGGTCAAATTGTTGTCGCTGATAGTAAAAAAATAACAGAACTATTAAATAAAAAATCATGAAATTAAGAAATGGATTTGTTAGTAATAGCAGTAGTAGTTCTTTCATTGTTACTGTAAAAAATGAAAAAGAATTATCAAAAGATACTCTTATGAAGTTGTTTGATTTGAATGAAAATTCAATATTATTTGACTTTGCAAATGGACTATCAGATTGGATGATTAGAAATCTTAAAGAAATGAGCATTAAAGATATATTTGAAAATTATTGTGATTCAGGTAATAAATTATCAGATGACGAAATGATAGATGAAATAATTGATCAAGGATATCCTCACATACCAAGAGAAGATTTAGTGAAAATATTAAATAAAGAATATCGTTATTATGAAGGCTCTGCATCAGATGATTCTGGAGACGGATTAGAAGGATATTTGTGTGAAACAGGAATAAATGTAAACAATGATGTCATTCACATACAAAGTGGAGGAAATTATTAAAAAATAAATTAAAAAGTATGAAAATTAGAAGTGGATTTGTAAGCAATTCAAGTAGTTCTTCTTTCGTTGTAAGAGGAATTAAACTTACTATTTATGAGTTAGCAAAATTCTTAAACATTAAAGACGAAGAATTTGATAACATTGAAGATGATTATGATAAATTTGAATTTTTTTCAAATAAAATTGACAATGATTTTAGTGTTGAAGTAGATGGTAATTATTTTGGAGAAAAAGACTATAATACTCTTATAGTAGGAGAATCATTAGGAAGATTAGATGACGGAGAAGTGATTGAATTTAAAGATCGTACATCAGAACAAGAAGAAGAATTACGTAAAAAATTTGAAAAATATGGTATCACAGGAGTAATTAACACATATATTCAAATGGTAAGTAACGATAACTATTAAAAAATTATGACTAAAAATCAAGCATATAATGTATTTTATTATCTTGGAATTATGTTAAATGATAATAAAATTATAACTACATCACCTGATTATTTAATAGAAAAGACTACATCTTTTTTTAATAAATTGGGTAAAAATGAATTTATAAGTGAAGTTAAAAATAAATATAGGTCACAAAGAATAGATTATAGTGCTGATTTTTGGTCAGAATATTGTAAAATGTGGAAAATTGATAATGATGAATATGAAATTCTAAATATTCTAAATTTCATATTAAATTCTGACATACGTGATAGTAAAAGTGTAATGAAAAACTTTAAAAAATTCATTGGTGACTTTGATGTAATATCTGATTCAGATTTAAGTTATAAATTACATCCAATATTATTATCACACATGAACAATAGTGTTGATTTGAATAGTAGATATCTAAAGTTATTATTACTACCAAAAAACAAATAAAAAACAAATAAAATAAAGAATGACAAATAACATAGCGTTAACGTATGATGATATTCAACTCATACCATTTTACAGTGAAGTTAAACATAGAAATAAAATTAGTTTAAGAACAAAATTATCGACAAATTTTGAGTTGATGATACCATTAGTAGCATCACCCATGGACACAGTTTGTGAACATGAAATGGCATTTAAAATGTTTCAATTAGGAGGAGTAGGATGTATTCATAGATTTATGTCTATTGAAGAACAGGCAAATGAAATTAAAAAATTAATTACAAGTATTGAGAATAGTTCATATGATCCTTTCAATCAAGATAAAATAAGGCACAAAATTCCAGTAATGGCAGCAGTAGGTTCAAACGGAGATTTTTTAGAAAGATCCAAATCATTAATTGAAGCAGGAGTAAATGTTATTCTTATTGATGTTGCACATGGTCATCACATAAATGTAAAAAAAGCAATCGAAGCAATTAAAGGATTAGATTTAGGAGTGGATATAATTGCAGGTAATATTGCTACATCAGAAGCAGCTATTGATTTACAAAATTGGGGAGCTGATGGACTAAGATGTGGTATTGGTGGAGGCTGTTTTACACCTAGCATGAAAGTTAAAACTTCAGAAGGATATATTGATATAATTGATGTAAAAATTGGAGATGAAGTTTATAGTCATAATGGAGAACTCAATAAAGTATTAAATAAATTAGAGTTTGATAGAAATGAGGAAATTATTATTATAAATGGCATAGAATGCACAAAAAATCATGAATTTTATGTTGTAAATATAAAATATAAAGGTTTAGTTAACTCATCAAATATTGAAGAGTATGCTGAATGGATACCAGCAGGAAATTTAACTGATAAATATTTTTTAGTTGAAATTTGAAAAAGATATAAAGAAAAATAAATTTGCATTAGAACACAATTTTAAATTAATTAGAATTTGGGAGAATGAGATAAATGATGGAAGTTTTATTAAAAAATTAAAAGATATAATATGAAATTAGTAGAAATAAAAAGCATTGAGAAAAAGAATTATACAGGCAAAGTTTATGATTTAACAGTAGAAAAAACACATTCGTATAATATAAATGGTATTGTTGTTCATAATTCTCTTTGTACAACAAGGATTAAGACAGGATTTGGTGTTCCAAATGTGACAAGTTTAATAGAAATTTTAAATGTAGCAACAGTACCAGTTATGGCTGATGGTGGAATTAGATCAAGTGGAGATATTTCTAAAGCTCTTGCATTAGGATCATCAACAATCATGTTAGGTTCTCTATTAGCAGGAACAGAAGAATCACCAGGTAAGGTTATAGAGAGTCCTAATGGTTTATATAAACGCTATAGAGGCTCTGCATCATTGGAAACTAAAACTGTTCATGGTCAAGCTGAGAGAAATGTAGAAGGAGAGTCAACAACTATACCATTCAAAGGTGGAGTAAGATTTGTAATAGAAGGATTAATTTATGGAGTTCGTTCAGCATTATCTTATGGAGGAGCTAACAATCTATCTGAATACAATCCAAAATGGTATCAAGTAACAAATGCTGGAATTGCTGAAGCAAGACCACATTTATTGTAAAAAAAATAAGAATATGAAAATAAGAAATGGTTTCGTAAGTAATTCATCATCAAGTAGTTTTATTGTTGGTATAGCCAAGATTAATGATTACAACGAATTTACACAATACACAAAAGATAATAATATTAAATTGGATTATTATGTTAAAGTATTAACGTTATCTAATATTAAAGAAAGCGGTAATTATGATATACATTTTAACAATAATAAAATTTATGTAGAGTCATTTCAAACAAATGCTTCGTTAGATACTAAAGATTGTAAAGATGAAGATTTATTTTTAGTTGTTAATATATGCAATAATGAAGGTGATTCAGATTTTATGACATCTGATTATGATGATATTGATTATGATATTGATATGTCATTCTTTGAGAATAATGACAAAAAAGTTTATAATGCTTTTTATAGTGAAAAATCAGGGTTAGACTTAAATAAATCAGAAGTTTATTTTGGCGCAGGTAGAAATGGATAAAAAATAAGAAAATATGAAAATAAGAAAAGGATTTGTGAGTAATTCAAGTTCAAGTAGCTTTGTGGTAATTGGTATCAAAAGAGCAAATTGCACTACAGATGAAATTGAACAAGGATTTGACAATAATATTGAAGTAATTAATGTTGAAAATAGTAATTACGAATATATTGTTGGTTATATAATATCAAGAAGTGAAGAGTTAAGTGATAGTGCAACATCGATATCAGATATAATAGAAAAATCTAAATTAGTAGCAGACACATTAAATGTTGATATTAGTGAAGTTGAATTGATAACTGGTACGACATATTGTTAATAATAGAAAATAATAGAAAATGAAAATAAGAACTGGATTTGTTAGTAATTCATCATCAAGTAGTTTTATAATATCAGATAAGAATTTTAAAAGTGTACGTGAACTTGCTACATATATGATTAATAGAAAATATGATGAATATGGAGATTATGGAGATTATGGAGGTGGAGATAAAAAACAGGATGAATATCGAAAAAATGAGCACGATAAATATCTAAATTTTTTACAAAATTTAGATGAGAATCAGGCAATAACATTTCAAAGTTGCAATTATGATACTTATATAAAAAAAGTTGCAGATTGCTATTTAATTTCAACATGTAATAATGAAGATTGGGATTTATGGAAATATAATACTAAATTATCAGAAGATGCTAAATCAGAACTTAAAATTATACTACAAAAATATAACGATAATGACGATGGATGGTATAGCATAAACAGTTTACTTGATGGAGACTCTGAATTTTATTCTTTTGATAATGATTATTATTCATTAGATTATCAAGTTATAGGTTCAGAAAGTAACGAATCATGTCCTAAATGCAAACAAAAAGGTGATTATCAGATGATGTGGAATACAAAAAAACACGGTCTTATATGCCTAGTGTGTAATCCTGTATACAAAAGAAAAGATAAATTGTGTGAGATAAAAAAAATTCATAATAATTATTTGACAATAAATTTTTGTATTATCAAATAATTTTAGTAAATTTGCAAAAAAAAAAAATAATAAAATTATATGTTATAATTTTTAAAATATGTAACATCAGGATTTTGGATATTTGTAGGTTGTATTTCATTAATTTCTATTACTGGTGGTATAATAACATAAATAATTAAAGCAATTTTTAGAAAATCTGATATTACAATAGATTTAAATGATAAAAAAGATAAAATATGAAAATTAGAACGGGATTTGTTGGTAATTCATCATCAAGTAGCTTTGTAGTTATTTTTCCAATGGAACCTAAATGCGCTGAAGATGTTAAAAAAATGTTATTCGATGATACTCAATTGTATTATGGAGATGATATATATTCAGTTGATCAAGTAGCTGAAACAGTATGGAAAGACATCTGCGAACAAGAAAAGAATGATACTGAAAAGGCAACTAATATTATATGTCAAAGTGATTATTTAATAGGCGCTCCTGATTATAATGATTTTAACCATATTGAGAATGACCAAGACAAATGGGATGCCTACAACGATGCAATGAATAGATATGGTAAAAAAGCACTTAACGAATTCTTCAATGAAAGAAAATTAAAACTTCAAGTAATTGATGGTAAAGATGTGGAAAGTGGAGTTATGTATTGCTTCAGTTATTCAGATAATGATAGCTCATATTTTAGTTCTCTTGAACACGATGGACTATTTAACAAATTAAAAAATGTAACTGTTAGTCAACATTAACAAAAAAGCTTCTTTTTAAGAAGCTTTTTTTATTTCCAATGTTTTTTTGCTCGAATTGCAAAATTTATTTCTTGCTCTTGATCAATGATACTCTTTGGTACATCTTTACCTGATTCTTGATATTTTTTGCTTCTTTTCTTAAGTGATGATAATTCACTTTCTAACTCTTCAATAGTCTTACCAGAATGTTCGCCAGTGTGCTTAACTTTAACATCATCTTTCCATTTTTCATTCATAGATTTATAATCTACAAAATTTTTAATATTTTTCATATTTATAATATCTTTTTTTAGTATATATTTATATTATAAAACTGATTTTTTATTTATAATGTTACTAAAATATAAAATATAAGTCAAAATATATCTAAATCATTAAAAAACACTAAAATATTTGGTAGATATTCAAAACAGAAGTATCTTTGTGTAGAAATTAAAACAACAATCATTTAAACAATTTAAATTAAACATTATGACAACCAACTCAAGTAACTCAGCAAAATCTACAAAAGTATTTTTTTTAACAAAAGAAGAATATTATTCAGTAAAAGAAAGTGTTAATCTTAAAAATTTCATGGTAATTCCTGGTATTGATAAAGAATATGGTGGTTTCTCATTCTATACAAAGAAAAAGAAAGAACTTTCAATGTAAAAAAACAATAAATAGAAATACATAAACCTTTCTTTTCTTCATTGAAAAGAAAGGTTATTTTTTTAAATAAGTTGATAAACATTTGGTAAAATGAAAAAATTATTGTATTTTTACACAAATTAAAAATAATTTAATATGAAATACAAAGTAGATTACGTTACAAGTACTGGTACAATGTCAGATAATATATTCATAGGAATATTTGATACACCAAAAGATGCAAATACTGCAAAAACAGAATTCATAAAAGAATATATGGGTGAATCAAAAGAAGAATATTGTGAAGATAATCAATGTGATGAACAAGAATATTATGAAGAATTAGAAAGTTATGAAAATTCGATAGTTATTGAGTCAATACAACAATAAGGTTATGTCTAAAATAGTAAAAATAAGAAAAGATTTCTTAGGATTATATGTCAATGCTGATGGTACAATAGCAAGACCTTTTTATGGTACTATGTTCAATGAAGGTGATACAGTAAAAGCCCATCATTTTGGTGGTTCAACCAGAGCAGGAGTAACCACAATAGATGAAAACTTTTCAAAACACATGAATAGTGAGTATGAAAGGTGATCAATTACAGGATTAAGTCCAACAGATTTAAAAACTAAATCTAAAGAAGAAATTGAAAAACAAACAAATTTCTACAATGATATACAATTCAGTAATATTTATAAATTATTTAATAAACTATTTAAAAAACATATTGAAGAAAAACAATCAAAAGATTTGGTAGAATGAAAACTTTATTGTAATTTTGCACTATCATATTAAAAGTAGAAAAAAATGATATTTTTTCAATAATATATAAAAAAGATTGAAAAACATTTGGTAGAATGAAAACTTTGTATTACTTTTGTACTACAAATTAAAAATAGAAAAAAATGACTTTTTTTCTATAATATATAACAAAGAATAAAATATTAAACTTTCAACAAAAATAATAATAAAAAAACAAAACAAGATGTATCGTAATTTATATATAAATGAGGAAATGTGTAACAACGAAATTATCAATAATATTGATGATACATCCCAATTGACTGAGAAATAAATTTAAGGCTTATGCCTATAAATATATAAATCCAGTCAATTAAAAAATGACTGGATTTTTTGTTATGAAAAAAGTTAAAGAAAATAAAATTGATGAATCAGCAGAAGTAGTAAATAGAATTCAAGGAAATTATGATGAACTGAAAAAGAAATCTGATAGAACTGAAAAATTTATAATGTTTGCTGATAAAATCAAAATTGATTATAGTGAAGTTCCTAAAACAGAAAAAGGAATGAATTCAAAAGCAAAAGAGATTGCTAAGAAACTTTATAAG